TTACTTCACTCTTTTCTTTGCCCAATGGTTTGAGCATCTCAGCCATCTTTTCCTTGCGTTCCATCAAGTCCGCTTGTCTCTTGGCTTCCGCCTCCTTGGACTCAATCACCGCTTGTTTCTCTTCGACGGCCTTCTCAGCGTCTTTTAATTTAAGTGTAGTTTCATCCACAACTCTCATTAACTTCGCAGACTCAGATTTCTCATTTAAGTAAGAATTCTGGTACTCCGATGCAAACGCTTCGAATATTTTCTTACCAAAGTTGATTTCTCTAGCAGATGTAATGTCTTCCTTCAAGCCTTTTAGCTCTTCAGCAAGTTTTTTATTAACTGCAGATTCTACAACTTTAGCAGATCTTGTTATGAAAGCCTCTTTCATCTTAGCCATTTGTTTTTTGGCTTCGGCTACTAGTTTGACTTTCGTTTCCACAACGCCTTTTTTGTCTTCATGGAACTCTTTAATTTCTTTTGCAAGAGCGTTTACTACGAACTCTTCCATTTTCTTAAAGTTTTCATGAACACCTTTTCTGTCGCCGTGTAGTTCTTTTAACTCTTCTGATAGTTTAGATAGGATGAATCCTTCTAATTTAGCAGAATGTTTGCCTACGTTTTCTTTGTAAGCGATTTTTTCTTGTGCAAGTGCTTTTCTGTCTTCAACGAATTTCGTGATCTCTTCAGATAACTTTTCGTTCATCATTTTGTCAATAGCCTCGATCATGTTTGCTTTGTCGTGTTCGTATCTTTTAGCAAACTCTTCTCTTAACTCAGCGCCTACAACTTCTTTGTTTTCTTTAATCTTCGAATCCCAAGCCTCTTGGATGCCTTTTTGCACATCTTCTGAGATCGCTCCTGACTCTACTAATTTTGATATTGCGTCTATCATGTTATTTTAGGTCCTTTATTATGTTGGTTAGTGCCTCCTTGAGGAACTTTTGTGCTTTTGGGTCATTTCTAACTTCAGCCGCCAACCCTTTTGCCATGTTACCACCCTTTGTATTCATTAGGTGTTCGTAAATTGGCGTTGGGTAAGCACCTGGTGCCGAAGGTTGGGCAACAACATCGACTGTGATGATCTCGAAGTCTGAAACTTCGCCGCTTCCGTATTCGTTCATGTTTCCAGAACCTCTACTTGAAACGCCTAGTTTCACACCTGATTGCAACATAGTTTCGACAAGTTTGCCCATCGGTGTCGGTAGGATTTTCATCTTACCGTATCCATTTGGTCCGTCCATCCACATTTCTGTGATCATGTGAGACACACGGTCCAAATTAATCTTTAAATCATCTGGGTGATCCACTTCACCTAACACAGAGTATCCAGAACTGATCTGATCGTTCAGTGTTTTAGTCGCTTTTGCGATTTCTGACACTGGGTAAACTCTCTGATTAGCGTTCTTGATCCCACCTTGAATACAGATACCCTTCATGTACAAATCCTTACCGTCTTTTCCCTCGTGTAAGATCTGCACTCTGGCCTGATCAAATGTTAGATTCTCTCTTAGGTATAGTGATGCCATCCGACGATCTCCCTGTTAAATCAACAATTACTTAGAAGCAACTGGTGATTTTGCTGATTTATCAGAACCATCCGCAGTTGAAGGTTTAACTTCCTTCATCTTTGGCTCAGTAGTTTGGTTCATGCTTTTCGCTGTTGGAGCCGGTCTTCCTTTTTCTTCTGCTCCGCCTTTAGCGATGTTTGAACCACCTTGGCCCATTTTTGTGCCTGCGTCTGCTACTGGTGATTTCTTGTTATCAGCATGGTCGGCAGTGTCCGCTTTAGCCATGTTTTTGTATTCTTTTACAGTTTCTTTGGCTGGTGCTTCTTTGCTTTCCATCTCTGGAGTTAACTCTGGTGCTAAAGATTCTTCTTCTTTTTCTTCTTCACCGTCTTTTTTGTCGCCCATCATTGCTTCGAATTCTGCCTTTAGTTCATCTAAAGCGTCTTCCAAGTCAACTACTCTGTCTTCAACATCGCCTTCTGCGTCTTTTTCAGCGTCCATGTCTGCTGGCATTTCTTCACCTTTATCTGCATCCATTTCGCCTTCTTCTTCTGCTGAGATGTCTTTAACCAATTCGTCAGTTGCGTCGCCGCCTACTTCTTCAATTGATTCTTCTTCAGTAGTTTCAGATTCAGTTGCTTCGTCTTCGATTTCAACAACTTCGTCTACTTGCTCGTCTTTAGATTCTTCAGTAGTTTCTTCTACTTTTTCCTCTTCAGATGCTTCAGTTTCTTTAACTTCTTCTTTAGCGTCTTCTTTTGATTCTTCTTTTGCCTCGGCAGTTACTTCTTCGTCTGCTAGGTTCTCGTAGATGTCTCTTGACTTTTCTACTACGATTTCGTGGAATAAAGCCTCTGCTTTATCGTTTTCTTCATTTATTAGTAATTCTAATAAACTCTCAAATTTATTGTTTGACATTTTACACGTGCTCCTTGTTTTATAGTCGATTTGTACTTATAAGTGTTTGTATTTACTGCAAAGGTACGAAAACGGTGGTGTAACTGGTGTAAAATGACGTCTTTTTGTTATCTTTTAATCTGGAGTTCGAATTTTGCCAGGAATTCTTCAGTTGAGGTGTGTTTCATGTTGTCTGCCCAGGTCAGATCTTTGGGTTGGAACCATCCCGCAGGCACAACTCTATGGAACTTGACCTCCTTGTAATCTTGTAGGCAACGCTTGGTCTGATTCATCCAGTTGCCGTAGAACGTGGCCTCGTCGTTGCTTTTCTTGTAGTTCCTTGTGTCCTTGAACATGTTGTTGAAACGGAATCTGTTGTTTTTGTTGCCTTCGGCATGACCTTGATAGTCAAACCCCAGTATGTAGATCTCCTTGTGTCCTTGGTCACAGGCCAATTTCAATGCTGTTGGACCGCTTGACCAACCCAGACTAGGCTTGAACCAGTTGACATGATCCATTATTTTCTGGTTTTTGTTGTATTGGTTGTTGAAATTGCTCCATACTTTATTATGTACAGGATAATCTGATTCCGCTATCTCTAAAATCATCTTTGGATCAACTGCCACAAGGAAGTCGGGACGGTGTGTTCTGTACACACCATTGCAGGCAAAAACCGTGCCTCGTTCTTTGAGGTCATCGATATCGATGCCCTTACGTGATTCACCGTTACCTAGTACGAACGCTATTGATGACATTATAACGTTAAGTTATCGTCTGTGGCAGGTTGTCCGTACATCTTTTGGACAAATACTGCTTCTTCCTTTTGTTGAGCATCGTGTGCCTCAGATGCCAACCTCATAGAGTTGATTTGTTTGAGTGTTAGTCTTGTTTTTCTTGTGTCTTCTGAATCTAGAATGGAAATATCGTTCTCAGGCTCGTATGTTTTGTCCTGTTCAAGGCCATCTGCGCCGTAAGTGAAGAATTCATTCAGTTTCATAAACGTATTTAACCCTTATACCTGTCCGCCGCCACCTGTGCCACCTGGCGTCTGTCCACCTGGCGTCTGTCCTGGCTGTCCTGGCTGTGCTCCGCCTGGTTCTGGTGCGTCTACATCTGCTGTTGGCTCTTCGAATTGATCCAGGTCGGCACTGATACCCGATTGTGTAACTCCACCACCTCTCAATTCATTTGATTTAGTTTGTTTCTTCTGTGGTACATTGTTTTCTTCTGCCCAAAGTTCGGCATTTCTTGCCATTTCTTCTTCGCTCAATCCTAAATATCTTTTTAGTGCAAATCTTTTACTCATGTAAGGCAGTTCTGCCACCTGTGAAAATGTGTTGACCCTGCTTTGGTCCATTTCTGTCTGTCTGTACTGTGCAAAGTTCTGTGGTGGATTCAATTTAAGACCAAACATACTGTTGTCTATGTTGTATCCTTTTGATTTGATCCATAATTTGAACTCACTGTCAAATGTTTCTGCCAACATTGATTGTAATCTAGCACAATACTTGTTGAATCTCAATTCCTGGATGTATGCAGTACCCACTCTACCATCATTGTACTGTTGTCCACCGTCTTCTGCACCTGTTGGTAGATAAGAACTTGGAATTCTCAATCCTCTGAACAGTTTGTTTGTGAAGAATCTCAAGTCATCTATCTCACCAAGGTTTGTACCACCCGGTAGTGTGTCCACTTTAGAACCTCTACCCTCTGCTGTCTGTGGGAAGAAGTAATCTTCGTTTATTGACATTGGGTTGTATGTTGCATCTATGAAGTTTGCTCCACCTGATGCACTTGGAATTCTTCTTTGGTTGATCTCGTTTTTGACCCTCTCAACGAACTGCATAGCCAAGTGTGTTGGCATGTTACCCACGTCTATGTAGAATACCCTTCTTTCAGGTGCTCTTTGAACCCTGTAGATGATGATTGCGTCTTCTAATAATTCTTTTTGTTTGTAAACCTTGAATACTTGTTCTAACACCGACTGTCCAAATGGGAATAGGTTGTCTAGACCATCTGACATTGACATGTGGATCACATGTTCTGCGTTTATGTTGTACGCATTCATGGTCTTGTAGAATCTTCCACCTGCGTTTCCGCCTGCGAAGCCTGACATGTTGTTTGTGGCACCTGCGTTTGCATAACTTGATCCGTATGCCGCTGTTCCACCGCCTGTGGTTCCACCACCACCATAAGTTTGATTTGGTGTGATCTGTGTTGCACTCAATCTCTGTAAGTTAGGGTTTATATCTCTGATCACATACTGTTCAGGTTTCTTGCCCTCTGATTCATTTACAACGATCCTGTCAACTTTGGCGTTGTCTATGTACAACCATTTCTGTGTTTCCGGATCCCTAACGAAGAAACAGTCTCCGTATTTTAATGCGTTCCTGAATATCCTAAAAATTCTCTTGTTGAACTTGTTTGACTTGGTCCATTGTTGAAGTGCCTTCTTGAGAAGTTTCACTTCGTGTTCTGTTGTCTCATCATTGAACACTATGTCGAACGGAGTTTCGTTCTCTGTGTTCTGCTGTGTCGAGAATTCCGCCAGGATGTCCAGTGCCGCATTGATCTCCGAGTCTGAATCCATTTGGTCATACTGGAAGTATCTCTGTATCCTGTTGGGGTGTCCTGTGTACACGTCCGGAAGATAGGAACTGTAATTCCTCTTCGCGAAGTTGGGCACTTTCTCTCCACTTATGGGAGAAAGGTTAGCGTCTTTAAAATATTTTTTCCAAGCCATACTTTATTATACTAGACTTCCTGTCATGTTTGCAACATTATTATTCATGTTTTTGGTATTTCTTTCAATCATACTTGCTATCATGTTGTTCGTATTTAACGTTTTGTTGAGGTTGTTGATAGCCACTACCAACTTGTCTTCTCCTCCGCCGGTTATTTTGTCTTTAACCAACATAATACTGTCTTTGAAATCCTTCAATCCATCCTTAAAATTATTGAGTTCCAATGTTTGTGCATTTTTCAGTGGATCTCCCTCCATTGTGCCCCGGTACATGGCATCGTGTGCGCCAAGTAACCCAATCATTTGTTTTGGTGTGACCACTGCTTCCATGCCGTGTAGCATGGCCGGTGTTCCACTGCCGAAGTTCTGGAACAGTGCTCCTGTTCCCATGGTTCCTTTGTTGAACATGGATTTGGCATCTACTGCATCTTCATTGTACCCTTTGAATATTCCATACCCTGCACCAAGTATTCCTCCTATTGCGGCTCCAACTGCTGTTCCCACAATAGGTATCGCAGATCCTATCATTGCACCAGTTAACGCACCGCCTGCCGCGGCTCCGCCAACACCTAAACCTTTTTTCGCGTGGGTGTCTGCACCTGCGGCATACTCACCACTGGCACCAGCAATACCTACACCGGCCAACGCCCCACCTGCCTTTAATCCTGCTTTTCCCATTCGAGCCATGACACCTGACTTGCCCATTCCTATCGCTGTACCCAGTGCCACAATGCTGACCTGCTTGGCGAAGTCAAATATCAGTGCCCCCGCCAGTGCCGCCATCAGCGCCTTGCCGAAGTTGGCCGGACTGAAACCCTTGATCGTCTCAACAATTTTTTCCACGTATCCTTTGAAATCACCTGTGATGAATTCTGTAAACCTTGTTATGGCTGGGGTCAGTCCTGATAAAAATTGTGTCTGTACTTCAGCGAACGCGGTCTTCAATCTTCTCATCTCTTCATTGAATGGCATCATGGTTTCTGCCAGTTCTTTGGCTTTTGCCGCTTGTTCGGCCGCGGCCTCGCCTACATCCATCTGTTGTGTGGCAAAGTAGTTCATCGCATTGGCAAGTTCTGGAAACTGCCTCAAGATTATCTGATCCATCTCATCCATAAAGCCTTGGGCGTGCGGTTTAAACATGGCCATTATTTCTGGTGCTGTTTTACCTGCTTTAACCAAGTTTTTGAAGTTCAAGAACAGATCCGCGATCTCTGGATTAAGACCCATTAACTGTTCACCGAGTTCGTCAAACGGTACACCAGATTCCATCATCATCTTGGCGTTGTCATGCATGGCGGGTGCCATCACTTTCAATCCTGCCAGGAATAGGTTCGCTTGAGTCGCCTGGTCTTCAGTCAGTCCGGTCAATGCCTTTTGGAGTAGTGCATCTTTCTGCTGAGCCTTGACTTCGTCATCGATCTGTTTTCTCTGGATACCTGTTGTTTTGGCTAATAGATCAAGTTGTTTGGCGTACTTGGTAGTTCTCTCGGCCACCTGTCGTGCTGTCAGTGTTTCTTTTATTTCCGCGAATCTCTGTCTTTCCAGGTACGTGCCCATGTAGTCGTTGAGCTCTTCTGTTGTGATACCAAGATTGAACAGACCGTCTGCCAAGGCCTTGTCCCTTATGGACAGTGAGAACTGTGCAAGGTTCTTTATACCCTGTTCCGTGGTACCAAAAAGTGATGACAGTGCTAATGCGTTGTCGGCTACTAATCCGCCAAACTCACCCAGTGGTAACATCGCGGAGTGTGCCATCTCCCTCATGCCGATCAAACTCTTACCAAAACTTGCACCGACCTGAGACAACTCCCTGAACACATTCACATTGTAGTCTAGGCTTCCTGCAAGTGCCTGAACTGCGTCTCCGGCCAGTCCAAATCTGGAAAACATGCCCGCCAGTTGTTCCATGTCATTGGACGCCGAGGCCGCACCGTCGCCTAACTTGAACATTGTCTTCACAAATGGTCCGGCAAAACTAGTGGCCTTGTCTAAAGAATCGGAGAACTCCGCTACGGATTCTTCTGCCTTGTCAAATTCCTTGTTGATATCTTTTAAGTTTTTTATCTCTTCATCATCGAGTTTTTTCTTTGCCTTCATCGACTTGATGGTTGCTTCTAACTGTTTCTGAAATTCTTTCTGCTCTTTTGCTGATTTACCAGCCAGTGAGCCCGTTATGGCACCCGAACGAGATTTGTCGTCGGTCATCCTCTTTAGGGTTTCTATGAGTTTTTCTATTTCTCTTTCCAATTCCATATGGTTTTTAATCACCGGGTTTTATACGCACATAAATATTGACACGTAACAGCAACTATACTATATTTATAGACACAAAAAACCATGGATAAGCCATTAACAAACATGCCAAACATACCAGGAACGCCCACAACTAGTGCGGCTGAAAATCCACTTAAAAAATATTACAGACAACCGTCGATCTACATCAAGTTGCCCTCCAAGGGACGGTTCTACGATGCAGACAGTTTCACACCCACAGAGACCGGTGACATACCCATATTGCCGATGACAGCAAAGGATGAGATGACTTTGAAGACACCAGACGCACTGATCAACGGTCAGGCCACGGTCGATGTCATCGAAAGTTGTGTGCCGAACATCAAGAATGCCTGGAGGATCGTCAATCATGACTTGGACGTCATACTATTGGCCATGAGGATTGCGACCTATGGTGAGAGCATGACCTTAACTGGTTCGGTGCCTAATACCTCAGATACTGTGGAACACACAGTCAGCCTTCCGGCAATGTTGGAAGAGGCGGCCAAAGAAGAAATCACAGACACTTTTGCAACCAAGAGCGGGTTTCAGGTCAAAGTAAAACCAATGGACTACAAGCAGTTAACAGACACACAGATCGGTGCATTCGAGAAACAGAAACAGTACGCGGCGATGATGTCAAAAGAAGGGATAGACCCTGAGGAAAAAGGAAAACTGTTTGCTGAAAACTTCAAGCAGTTGACTGAATTGAACTTCAACGTGCTCTACAATGCGATAGCAGAACTACACACACCAGATGCTATTGTGGTTAAGGACCACGAACAAATAAAAGAATTTCTTGACAACGCACCAAAAAAAGTTGTCGAGGAGATACAAGAAGGCCTTGCAAAGAACAGAATACAAGGAAGCATCAAACCTATCAAGTTGAAAGCAACTGAAGAGCAGATCATGAAAGGTGCTCCGGCCAATTACGAAATGCCGATCACGTTTGATAGCTCAAATTTTTTCGCATAAATCTGCTGTCAATGGGGGACTCTGACATTATCAAGTACCTCAAGGAGTTCGACAGCCATATCAAGAACATGAAAATGGAAGTATTCAAGACCATGTGGTACATGCGTGGGGGCATATCCCATCAGGAAGCACTGAATCTGAGCCCGGAAGACAGGAAGGTAATACATGCTTTGGTAAAAGAAAACATGGAGACAACCAAAAAAACCGGTCAGCCTTTCTTCTAGAATATAGTATACTATTATAACATTTGAAAATGCAGATAATTAACACTTACATATGTCCGAAAAAGACCTAGTCAAAGAACTCAAATCCGAAATCGTAGAAATCACAAAAGACCGTGATGATGCTTTGTCTAAGGTGAAGGCCAAGGAGAGCCGGATGAAGCAGGTGTTGATCAAACTGGAACACGCCACACAGGATGTGCAGACAGTGGGCCACAAGATAGGTGAACAGAACAAGCAGATAGCGGAACTGCAGGCCAAGTTGGACACCAAGGGCCGACTGCTTGACGAGGCCCTGCAGAAAATCAAGGACATACATGACGACTCAACAGAAAAAACAGAACCCGACACAGACGATAAAGAATTGGATCAGTGAGTTTGTAACCAAACCCAATCCCATATTCGGTGACCTGCCGCCGTGCCCATTCGCACAGAAGGCCATAGTGGAAGATAAAGTCGAATTTGTCGAATTGAATGGCACTGGCAACTACAACACATTATATCAGTTCATAACACAGTTTGATTTCGAAGAAAAAGATGTATTGTGTATGATCGCTGAACCCGATCAATTTTCCGCCAAAGAGACTGTCAGTATAGCAAATGACTTGAATCGATATTTCATGAGGAAGGACATTGTTGTCCTGGAAGATCATCCAGAAATCAATGAGCACGTCGAGGATGTGAAATTGAACAACGGCAAGTATATTTTATTTTTGGCACAGAGTTTAAGCAAGTTGAACAAATTCTCCAAGATGTTGGAGACCGGACCTTACTACAAGAATTGGTCTAAAGGTTATCTGGAATCAGTGAAAGGTTTCCGAGAGAAGAAAAGTCAGTAAGTTTACTGTCCCTCCTACACAATCGTTTGTACTGTTTTTTGTTGGTGCTCCATTCGGTGCCGGTCCACCACTCGAATCCTCGATAGTTGGCCTTGTATTCCGACGACAGCTCGTAGCCTGATCCCATGTAGAAGTACCTCACGTAGTTCTCACTGGCCCACTCGATCTCCATGTCCAGCGTTATGTCACTTATGGGAACGGTGTTGGCATGGATCACACTCTCCAGACCCGCGAGGTCCTGGGAGTCATATGAGTCTATGGTGGAGTAGTTGTCTTCCTGGTACCTGTATCGTTTCTGTTTGGTGAATCCTATGATGTTGTCCGCGGTGCCGGTGTAGAACAGCATGAACTGATCACGCCTGTGGTAGTGTCCGAAGGGATCGTAGTCCGCGCCAAATTTTTTCCGTTCCATGTACTGCTTGTATATGTGCGGCAGTCCCAACAGTTTGACCATCTCACTTGCGTCGATAACCTTTATGCCGATCTGCTCGCCGGCGTGCGTGTGCGATTTGTATCTAGGACGCCATTTGTCCATGTTGATCCGTGTGCTACGTGATTGGTAGAATACCTCACGATGATTGTTTATGGGGTGGTCCAGTGCGAGCCAACCCCGGTCGATCGCTTCCGATTCCTCATCCTCGTCCACTATGGCCATGGGTCGGCATATGACCAGATCCTGCTGTTCCTGTTTGCCGAATGTGTGGTCGAAGAGTAGTTCCATTGTGTGATATTTAAGGTGCTGTCAGAGACGGCTTACGCCATCTGAAACTTCGCTTACGCTCGTTTCTTTTTTAACTTACGCAGTTGTAAAAAACTTGAACGCAGTGTGCGTTCTCTGTGGTAGATGAGCAGTCACAATTCGGCTATTTCTAGCCGAACTGACTTAAACTCTGTGGTGAGTTCACAGTCACTATACATCGCTACTCTCGTCGGGCGGTTGTGCTGTACCCGTTTGCTCATTCATTACAACGCGAATCTACCAAACCCCTGTATAATGGTTTTTGGTAAATCTGAGGTCTATCTTTTTCTAGGAGCCTCATCATTTTTTGCTGTTTGCATCTAAGGATTCACCTGTCGCTTGTTAGCCGCATTTCCTTGCTCACTGGTTGCGATGCTATGTTTGCCTATGGGGAAATTTGTTTGCCTGGTGGAAGGATACGGTTGCCCTTCAACTACTATATAACACAGATAAAAATGTCAGTCAATCTTTTTGGCTTTAAATACCGCTATGCATTGGACGTACCAAGGAAATGAAATTACCAACATGCCGGAAGATGTTGTGGGATTTGTTTATCTCATAACAAATACAACCAACGGTAGGATGTACATAGGCAAGAAACTTGCTAGATTCAAGAGAAGTCGTCCACCACTCAAAGGCAGAAAGAACAAGCGTAGATACAAGGTTGATTCTGACTGGCAAGACTACTACGGTTCAAGCGATGATCTCACAATCGATGTCAACAAAATTGGTAAAGATAAATTCACGAGGGAAATACTTTTCTACTGCAAGTCCAAGGCGGAACTATCTTATGTTGAGGCACGTGAACAGTTTGCACGTAAGGTCCTAGAAACTAATGATTACTACAATGGTCATATCCGTGTGAGAGTACACGGCAAGGGAATAATCAAGTCATAAAAAAACCCCCGACTATTGCTAGCCGGAGGATTTGGGTTTTGCAAAATCCAATAATCGATTACGCCGCTGTCTTCGCCGCGTTCTTGACTTCCTGAATTTCTTTTCTTCTTGCTTTGATCAACTTAGACAGATTTGCCAATGCTTTTCTGGCTCTGGTAGCAGATGCTTTAACACCCTTCTCTACGAACTTACCATTCTCTTCTGAGTAAGTTTGAATCTCTGTCATGATCGATTCGTGTGTTTCATTTGACATATGTTTTTTCTCCTTCTATTGTCGTACGATATAATTAATTAACATATGTTTAATTTAAGCACACAAGATGTGGTTTTGTCAACAAGAAAATTAAACAATTATCTCAACATCATTGGCATAGTTGGTAAAACCATTCTCTTTTACAACTTTCAGTACACTATTCACTCTGCTCACCAACTCGTCTTTGTGTGATATTAGGAAAATATTTTTTTGTTGTGTACGACTCATTTCTTTCAGTACAGCCATTGAACTCTCAACACCAGATATGTCCATACCTGCATCCACCAGTTCGTCAATGAATAGCAAGTTGATCTGTTGATAAAGACTTTCCCACACATCTCGGAATGCCCAACTCAAACTTAGGATCAATCTGTTTCTTTCTCCCCTACTCAAATTGTCAAAATCCAATTCTCTGCCTAGTTCTTCTATACGTACAGTGAGGTCTGATTGGAAAGTCACTGTGTGTGGCAGTTTTACCTTGCCCAAGAAGTATGCTAATCTTTGATTCAGGTATGTTAAGTTTTGTTCTATTATCCTTGTTCTTATGAAAGAGTCTTTGGCTGTCAGCAATTTGTACAAGAACTCCTGGTGCCTGTGCAAGTCTTCTAGTTCGTTTGCTTTCTCAAAATCAATTTTTTGTATTGCTGTTTTAGTTAATTCTTCGACCTGTTCGGCATATGGATCCTGTTTCTTCTCGTTTTGTTCAAGTTGTCGTTTGAGATCCTTCAATGATCCCTTGTGATTGTACGCCTCGTCCATGGAGTCGTAGTAGGTATCCGGGGTGTTGCCCAAATCACCAATTTCGTCTATGCCCTGTTGTATCTTTGCAAGATCACTTTCAAGTTTTGAACTGTATTCTTTGGATTCAGTCAATGTTGTTTTTAATTTGCCAACCAATTGCTCGTGCTTGTCATCGTGTAATTCTTGCTCACAAGTCGGACATTTTTGTTGAGCCGCATACTCTAGGTCACTTTCTGTTTTTTCCACAGTGCTTTTTGCTTTTGTGTACGAGTCTTCGTGATACGCTTTTTCCTTTTGTAAACTCAATAATTTGATATAGTTTTCGTTATGTTTCTGCAGACGTTTGTGTGCATCCAGTTCCGCTTTGATGTCTACTTTTTCCAGTTCCGCTATTGCTTCTGCAAAACTTTTTGAGTCTTCCTCTTTTTGTGTTTGCCATGCACTCGACCTTATTTTTAAACTTTCAATCGATTCTGTAATTTTTTCATTAGATGCAACCCTGGCATCTATTTTTAGTTTTTCTTCAGTAAGTATTTGTTTGGTTGCTTTTTGCTTTTCTTTTAGCAGATCTGCTTTTTGTGAGAGCAGTGTTATACCAAGCAACTGCTCAATAATTTCTCTTTGTTCGTTTGCCTTGGTTGATAAAAACGGTTGTGTGTATGTGTTCAACGCAATTATGTTTTTAAACATGGAATGGGTCATGCCCATTAGTTTATTAATTTCTACCTGTGTTTCTCTGTTCTCACCTTGTGCTTCGTTGCTTTCTACGTTTTGTTCGATGTTGTTTGCGTAGAATCTAAACACCTGTGGCTTTCTTCCACGCTCTATTGTGTACTCCACATTGTTCTTTACAAACTTGACACTGACCAACATGCCTTTCTCGTTGGTCTTGTTTACGAGATTGTCTCTTCTTATGTTTGTCAATGCTTCGCCAAAGAACACATATGAGAGTGCATTAATGATTGTGGTCTTACCGGTACCGTTCCTAGCACCTGCGTCATCACCACCCAGGTCCATGTTCTCACCAATCACGAGCACAAGATTTTTGTTGGCAAAATTTATTGCCTGGGCCTGATTGCCCACGCTCATGAAGTTTTTAACTATTAGTTCTTTAATTGTTAACATCTAGATCGTTATAAATTGCTGTTAATATGTTTTTGTCGTATGTTTCTGACTCAACACCCTGCAGTTGTTTGACCACGATTTGATCTACAGAATCAAATTTTTGTACTTCAACAGTTGGTTGCTGTGCCTTGTCCACCTGCTCTGGTATTAGTTGCAGTTCCCTCAATTCGTATTTGTCTATAAATGTTTCTCTGACAAAGTTTGCTTCTTCATACGAGATTTTTATGTCCAGTGTGACTCTCACGTACATTTTTGGTTTTAAGTATTTTTCAGGATCAGCCAATAGGTCACTTATCTTTATTGTGATGTATCTTGGCATGTCTGGCCAGTTGATGTATTTGGGTTTACCGCCCATTTCTATTATCATCATGCCCCTGTCGTCGTCCCAGGCATCTGAATAATTGTGTGGGAAGGCGTTGCCCATGTATGTCACATTTTTCATCACCTGCCTTTTATGGAAGTGTCCTGAGAACACCTGTCCGCAGTTGGCAAAATGGTCTGTCTGTATTCCACCCACGTCCGGCATCTCCACCATTGCGTTCATCTTGAAGTATGGCAGTTCAAAATGACCAAACACATACTGTTGATTTAACTTCTGTATCTTCTTCCATTCGTCGCCAACTATCCATGGAATGATTGCAACATCATCTTCGACTATCCATTCGTTGACAATGTGTATGTTTGGAATGTTTCTGATAAACTCCATTGAGTTTATTTCTCTTTTTTCCCTGTAGAACAAATCGTGGTTGCCCATCATAACGTACACCTTCTCAAACGCTTTGCCCAGTCTCTCTATGTTGGAAACTGTGTAGTTCATTGTGGAAACGTTTGTGCTTGATCTGTGATGGTGCCAGTCGCCCAGGAATATACAAGTTTCACAACCTTCTGCTTTGGCCTGTTCTATGAACCAGTATATAAATGCCTCACAGTCATCGTTGTGTATTCTAGAATTACCCTTCATGCCGAAGTGTATGTCTGTGAAACAGGCCACCTTTTTAAAGAATGCCATTTATTACCACCTCTTCTTGACTATTGGTTTATGATTGGTCATGTCAACTTTTCTAGAGTTAACACTTTCAAAATCTTCTTTGTCTATCTTGCCTTTTTTCTTCAATGCTTTGTTCAATTTTGCAATACCAGTTTTATTGACCTGTCGCACTTCGCCGTGTATCGTTTCCATTCTTTTTTTATATACTGGCGAACTGGCATCATTTTCATTTTGTCTTGTGAAACTGGGCATCATGTTGTTCTGTTCCAGAAGATCATCTCTGATTGCTTGATTCTTTTTTTCTATGTTCAGTATCCTTGTGAAACTGTTTGTGATGGCCGCGGTGTAGTATGCGAATGGATTGTCCGACTTCGATTCGTCGAATTGCAGACCGATCTGTGATAGTTGCATCAAGGCCTGTGACTGCATCTCATCATTATACGTGTAGCCTCTCCAGTTGGATCTTGTCCCATATCTCTCACAGAGCTTCATGTACATCATTGCCAGTTGGTTTGTCATCTTGCCGTGGTCTGATGAGAAATTTCCATTGCTCATTCCTCCCACCCAGTGTGATTTCCCAACACACGAAAGTTTGCCTTTTTTATCCAATCGGTAGTGTTGGAATGGTGGGAAGTTGACCTTGGTGTGATGGTCCGCTGTTGTTTTTGGACTCTTCTTCCTTCCGGAATCCATGGGTATGTGATCGAACGTCATAACCCGGAATACTAGGTTGGTTTTGTCTATCTTCCTTGGGGAGATGGTGTAATCAGATAACTTGATCTTCTTTTTGCCCTCGGCCTTGGCCTGCTCCCACGCCTTGTTTGACAATCTCTTGGCTTGGTTCTTTTTGGCCTCTGCTATGGTCCTGCTGTTGATCTTCTTCAGGTTAGGCACTATTATGTCATACCCTGCGTCCTCGGGCATAACGTATGAACAATAGGTGTTCTTGCTGGCATGTATTTGTGCCAGTAAATCTCGGTTGTTTAAGTACTTTACTCTTTTCATAATTTTTCTGTGTTATTGGATAAAAGTGACCACAAACAGGTCTGTTAGATCGTGCCGTAAGGATTATTAAGTGCGCCTAAAATTGTGCCTATAAATATAGTTAAAGTATACGAAATTTTACAATGGAAAGCAACCTTTAATATGATCAAAAAAACACTGGGTGGTGTAATCAAAGACGTGGGACAGGGTATATTCAACAAAACCCTGGGCAGACTCATGGGTGCAGGTATTTCCACGGACAACCGTATGGTCCAAGCAAGGGCCAAGTGGTCGGGCAGGAATGACAAAAAAGATTGGCGTGTGAGATTACAAGTACCAAACTCAAACGAACTACAAAAATTCTTTGATTTTGCCAACAATCCTATATTGAACCCACTGGCAGAATCCAATGGTATTTTCTGGCCACTGACACCGATGATGCAGATCCAACACTCTGCCAACTACGATGCCTTGGCAATGACACACAGTAACATGCCACAACAGGCATATGGTCAATCACAGGTTGACTCATTGAATATCATAGGTGAGTTCCCGGTACAGAACAGCGAAGACGCCAAGCACTGGGTGGCAACAGTAAATTTTTTAAGGACAGCAACAAAGATGTTTTTCGGTCTGGATGACGGCACAGGGTTGAAAGGAAACCCACCACCGATCATGCATTTGTCAGGGTATGGAGACCACATGTTCAACAAGGTCCCAGTGGTAATAAACAGTTTCAACGTTGAACTACGACAGGGCATAGACTACATATCAACAGTACAAACCCAAGTAGGTTACGGACAGGGTAGAGTTGATAGAGGGCTGGCGGAACGTGTTCAGAGAGGGGAGGACCAGTCATGGGCACCCACACTGTCAAACATATCTGTGTTGGTAACACCTATATACAGCAGAGATTCCATGAAGACATTCTCAATGAAGAGATTCGTCAAGGGAGAGTTAAACGGTAAGGGCACTAACGAGGTAGGATTTATCTAATGGCAAACTATTCAAATACTTCACCTTACTTCGAAACAGAAATGAGATCTACGTACCTGGATGTGTTGAATCCACGAACGTTGACAATAGAGGATGACGATCAGAGCTACACAATAGAAAGAACCTATGCATACAGACCAGACCTTCTTGCATATGACCTTTATGGAACGCCCAGGTTATGGTGGGTGTTCACACAGCGTAATCCAGATCAAATAGAGGATCCGATATACGATTTCAAACCGGGAGTAACGATCAAACTGCCAAAAAAAGAAAACGTGTTAAAAGATTTAGGACTATAAACTTATGAAAGTTTATAATAAGATAGTTTACGACAAAGACAACAACATCATAGAAGAAGATTCCTACGACTACGACGGCCCTGTTGCCCAGGCCAGAAAGGCTTATACATCCGGAACGGCCCGACCATCGAAAAATACTACGTCAAACTCTAGCAAATTCCAAACAAGATTCAGCGGCAATAAAAATTTACACAAAGAGACTATAGGACGTACCAACAATAATGATTATGAGGGAGTGACCGCTCCTAGTAACAATGGCGGATCCTCAAAATCTTATCCAGGGTCAGCCGCAAATTCAATGATAGAATTGGGGAAGTTATCTATCTCGGATAATTTGGTGCCCAATCCACTTTTCAAATATGCCAGTTACAACACCATATTCACACTGAGCGCCATGAATCAGGCCGAACTGAAGGATCCCCAAACTCTTTTTAAGGGTGCACCACACGACATCATAGTGAGGAGTGGGGGAATAGGAGATCCGCGGGTCAGCACCAACGCAGAACCTGGAGTGGCCAAGGCGGTGAGAGAAAAAATTTCAGAAAAGGCACAGCAGGTGATGGACGATGCACAGGCGGTCCTTGCACAAGGGCGTGACTTATACTTCAACAGCGTTCGAATGGAGAACATTCCAAGTTTGAATGAGAGACGTAGGCTCACTTCCGTCACAAGCGTTGAAATGGAAATAACAGAACCAATGGGGATAAGTCTTTTAGACAAGATACGTGGTGCGGCCGCCAACTGCAACTTCTTGGATCATATCAATGCCCCATATTTGTTGACAATGGAATTCAAAGGGTATGACGAGTTGGGCAACATAATATCAGAGAAAGACCAAAAAGTACTACAAAGGAAGATACCTATTAAGTTGATATCTATGAACATAACTGTAAATCAAGGTAGTACTGTCTATACCATGAAAGCAGTACCCTACAACGAACGAGGGTTTTTCAATAATCCCACATACCTGCGTACTTCGGGACAGATACTGGCAGGCGATAACATACAAGATTCAATGAACAATGTCGCTAACCTACTGAACAAGCAGGTGAAGGATGAAAAGGATGACAAGATGATCGAGATACCGGACACATACCAAATCGTGGTAGACGAACTGTTCAGAGATGAAAAGCCAATGCAGGGCAATTTAGGTACCATGGACATAGCAGTGGGAGAGCAGGATCAAAAATTTTCCAACCAAGGAGTTGGTGGACAATCACCAGGACCACAGAGAGGTCAACAAGGCAAGAAACCAAGAAAGGCCGGCACTGTCAAACAGGGAGACAACATACTCACTATAATGTCAGAGCTGATGAAATCACTACCGAGGTTCCAGGAGGAAGGATCCATAGACAAATTCATGGCCGCGATCAAGAACAGCACCGAGGAAATGTATTTTGACTATTTCATGATCGAAGCCAGTGTGGTGCCCGATCCTAACCAGTTTGACCGTCTCAGGGGTGTCCATCCCAGTACGATAACTTACAACATAGTTCCATACAAGGTACATGCGTATTCTCTTGCGGAACCAGGCACCAGCACAGGTACCAATTTTGAACCATTTGTCAAAAAGGCATACAACTACATATTCACAGGCGACAACGTGGACATATTAGACCTCAGTATTAATTACAAAGTGGCCTATTTCTCGTCCAAGCTCAAAGACATAGAGGGCAAATCCAGTGGAGACAAACTGGCCAGTAAACCAAAAAAACCAGAAACGGTGAAAAAAGGAGATCCAGAAACAGTGGATCCTTTTCTTGGACCAGGATTCATACACCAATCACAACCTGGAGTGGCCAAGTCAGTAACTAGTGGTATAAACAAAGGACCTTCCACGGCGTTGGATCAACGTATGGACGCACTGTCAAATCCAAAAGGAGACATGGTCAAGGTAGACATGACCATTCTAGGTGATCCAGCATACTTGGGGCAGACCCAGTTCATACCTACCACTGCCGACAAGGACATATTAGCCGCTAACCAGAAAAAACTGTCATTCTCGTCAGGCAACAGAATGGTGTGGAACGAGATATTTGGCAACTACAACATGGGGTTCGGAGACACAGTGGTAAGGCTGACCTTCCGTTCGCCAGCAGATGTCAACGACAAACTCGGTATATATGATATCAATGAGCAGGAGCAGATACAGTTCTCCGGTTTGTACAGAGTTATAAAAGTAATCAGCACATTCGCAGATGGCAAGTTCACGCAGGTGCTTGAGATGGTGAGATTCAAAAACCAGGGAGACAAACCAAAGGTCTATGCGGAGAAATCTTACATAAAACCAAACATTCATGACAACAGACCCGGAATGCTAGGAGACGGATTAGTAGAGTTGGGAGAGTACAATGCCTTAAGGGCAGACATCAGGGATAGTTTTAGGGGTGGATTCAGTGGTCTAGTTAAAAAAGTAGCCGACGCCGCCCAGGATAAATTAAAAGAAAAACTAGGGATTAATATACACAGGAAATAACAATGTCAGGATTACACAATTACGTCAGCGGTGACGCTTCAACTCCCAAGGCACCGGGTGTCAACGAGGATTGGGGTAAACTATCGCCGGGTCCATATGTGGGTGTGGTCAAATCAAACAACGATCCCTTAAGGGCCGGCAGGCTCAAGGTGTTGATACCTTCACTGAAAGGTAGCACCGGATCGGATTTCGATGGTCTCATAGACTGTGACTACCTGTCTCCGTTCTATGGCAACAAAGGATTATCATACATCAAGCAAGGATACAAACACACAGACTCCCAGTTCTCATACGGATTCTGGGCAGTACCACCTGACCTAGAGACCAGGGTACTGGTGATATTCGCAGAGGGCAAGATAGAGGAAGCGTTCTGGATAGGATGTGTGCAGGAGCCACTTACAAACCACATGACACCAGGTATAGCCTCTTCTTTCAGAACAAGAGACTCTGACAACCAGAGCACCCAAGATGAATATGGTTCGGAGAATCTACCTGCGGGTGAAGTCAACAGACTCATGGACATCGATGAAAACAATTTCGACCAGGCACCCATGCCGATACACCCACTCGCAGACACATTGATGACACAGGGTCTGAGCAAAGACAACATCAGGGGAAACACCACATCTTCGGCACAAAGGGAAGCACCAAGCCAGGTGTTTGGCATGAGCACACCGGGTAGACTCAACCCTGGCGCAACACCGGTCAAGGTCGGAGCAAAGGATTCCGAGGCCGAGGCCATAGTGGACAGGTTGTCCGGACACACATTCGTCATGGACGATGGTGCAGAAGACGGCACTAACCAACTGACAAGATTACGTACGTCATCAGGACACCAGTTGCTGATGCACGACTCAGAAGGAATAGTGTACATAGCCAACGCATCAGGTAACGCCTGGATAGAGATGAACAAGGAAGGCAGGATAGACATTTACTCTGGTGTGGGAGGTATCAACATGAGGACACAGGGTGACTTCAACCTACACGCCGACGCCAACATCAACATGCACGCCGGCCAGAGTGTACGTATGTCAGCACCAGGAACAGATGACGTGTATTACAAGCCAGATGACTTACCGGTCAAGAAAGGACAGAAGTCAACTGCTGATATAAAAGTCCCTAGGAGACCAGGAGAGATATTGATGTCAACAGACTACCTGCAGACAATGGCGGAAAAAGGTGTGTTCACAAGTTCTCAGGATGGACAGATCTCCACATACGCTAAAGGTGGTATGTTCTCGTACACAGACGGGCAGGTGCTGGTGGGAGCCGGAGGACAGATACACTTGGCCGGTGCACAGGTACATTTCAATTCAATTGCGGCCAGTGACAAGTGGGGACCTAAATGGTTGAAACCATCCGAAGTTGGCATGGAGCCTAGACTAGAGGGAGACGTGGATTTGACCAAGAAGGGCATAGAGCCATTGGCACCATTCACCAAACAGACCAAGACAACAGTACACAGATTCATAACACACGAACCGGTGCCAAGGTTCAAAGGATTCTCAGCCGACGGTTTAATGCCGAATTTCGATGAAAACTCTGATATGATGGACAGTAAACAATGGTACAAACTTTCAGCCACACCAGGGACAGTGGAATTCATGGAACAGCAAAACAGACTGAGCCCAATCGCCGCTGTTAGAGACGGACAGGCACAGGCTGACATGGAAAGGATCGCTAGGGACCAGATGGGAACATCTACAGATCCCAAAAAGGCCAGGGCGATACTGGCAAACGTTGGGAAACTTTATGACAAGAAATTTAACATAGCCTCTTTATCAAAAGACAAATGGGACCTGGCAGACAGCATCAGCAGTAAGTTCGCGGGTTTCAATGTTTCAGACAAAGCAAGTGATGTCCTCAACAACACAACGAAGAAACTGGCAGATCAGGTCATAGACACAATATCTGGATCAGATGCAGTTGCCATGTTCAAGGACAATGTTTTCGTTAACCAAGCAGGAGAACTTTTCGCACTGGGTGGAGGAGCAGACTTCTCTAAACTTGCGGCGGGAAATGTTAAGGGATTCGCGACAGATGTAGGGTCCAAAGCACTGGCCAACGTGGCCAACGACACATTCCAGAAGGCGGTGGGAGACCTCACCAAGAGGAAGGCCATAGGTGTGGACAAGTGGGGCAACATCGTATATGAACGATCGGTTTTACCAAGTTCCGTAGCCGGCATAGACATATCCGGCATCGCGGGCAACATCAACATAGCCAACCTTGCATCCATAGGTGACCTCAAGGCCGCGACCAACGTGTTCAAGAACGTGGTGGCAGGACAGGTTACATCTGCAGTCACGTCGACGGCAATATCGGCCATAAAAGGACAGGCATCGTCCTTCATAACAGGATTTTTAGGAAAAAGCACAGCGAGAGAATTGGCCCGTGTCGGAGGAGTGAATGCGGCCAGCAGTCTAGGACTCAAGATAGGAGCAACCAAGTTGCCACAACTTTTAGGTGGACAAACAATTAGTTCTGTGGCATCATCTATCGGTAGTTTCTTCAGTTCAGGATTCGGTTTCAGTGATGAAAGACTGAAAGAAGACATAAGATTTGTTGGCAAATCGTACGCAGGAATTAACATATATTCATTTAAATACAAACAACTGCCTGGTAGGTACATGGGAGTAATGGCACAAGAAGTCCCATGGGCTAGGCACATGACAGACACTGGTTACTATGCTGTGGATTACAGCAAGGTGGATGTGGAATTTAGGAGGTTACATTAATGGCATACGGTGATTCAGGAGACGGTGGTTCAGGCGCTCTATCAGACAAGCAAGTTTCCTTCAAAGGATTCAGCAGTCGTGCTGACCAGAAGAATTTCAAGTTGTATGATTTCGAAGTTGCCAAACAGGACCTTATCAACCGACTCTCTATTCGTAAAGGCGAGCGTGTTGAGAACCCAGAATTTGGCACAATAATATATGATGCCATATTCGAACCATTCACAGAGGCACTAAAAGATGCCATCATAGATGATGTTACGGCTAATCTCAATGCAGATCCACGTCTATCAACAGAGGAAATACTAGTTTCTGAGGCAGAACAGGGCATAGCCATACAGGCAACAATAACATATGTGCCATTGAATATCACAGAGAAATTACAATTTAATTTCGACGAAAACTCGTTGCTACGCCTATCTTAATATACGCATATTTCCTAACACATAAATATCGTTGTATATACTATGGCCACAACAGACAGACAGAACAGATTATTAGTTGCGGAAGATTGGCAGAAGATCTACCAGTCATTCCAGCAGGCAGATTTCAAATCCTACGATTTTGAAACACTACGTAGAACAATGGTGGCATATCTACGTGAGAACTATCCAGACGATTTCAACGATTTCGTGGAAAGTTCGGAGTACGTTGCACTCATAGATCTAATCGCCTACATAGCACAGGCTTTGAGTTTCAGGGTTGATCTAAACGCTAGGGAAAATTTCTTAGAAACCGCAGAAAGAAGAGACTCGGTACTAAGACTTGCACGTCTTATAAATTACAACGCCAAAAGAAATAGGCCAGCAACAGGGCTCTTGAAAATTAATTCTATGTCTACAACACAGGACGTGGTAGACAGTTCAGGCACAAACCTATCAAACCAAACTGTTATCTGGAATGACTCTGCAAACAGCAATTACAGAGAACAGTTTATTGCGATATTGAATGCCGCTAACCAAACAGGACAACTTTTTGGAAATCCAAGGGAGTCAGGACCCATCGGTGGAATAGATACAGAAGTATACACTTTAAGTTCCAACCAGATCGATCTGCCTTTGTTCAAGTATGTCAAGTCTATTGGCGGAGTATCAAGACAGTTTGAAATAGTACCAAGCACAATAAACAATTCTGATTCAATTTATGAATCAGATCCTATCCCGGGCACAGGCCTGACCTACACTTATAGATCAGACGGCGGCGGTGACAGTTCCAACAACACAGGATTCTTTTTCTTGTTCAAGCAAGGAACCATGCAGTATGCAGACTTCACAGTGGACACAGCAATCACGAATTACATTAGATCCATAACGGTTAACAATATCAATGACTCGGACGTGTGGCTGTACAAGTTGGACCAGTTCGGACAGATGTCAGAGAAATGGACACAGGTACCTGCACTATCTGGAAACAACGCAATTTATAACTCTCTATCAGGCTCGGAAAGAAACATCTACAATGTTGTTACTAAGGCAGATGATAAGATAGATCTAGTTTTTGGAGACGGAACTTTTTCTAATCTCCCCCTAGGGTCTTTTAGGACATATCACAGGATAAGCGACAACGTAAAATACGCTATAACACCTGCAGACATGCAGAACGTGACTTTATCAGTTCCTTACACAGACAACTTTGGAGCACAACAGAGCCTTACATTGTCAGTGGGATTAAGACAGTCGGTTTACAATTCCGCGGCCGCAGAAACCAGTGAGTCGATAAAAGAAAAAGCCGCACAGGTTTATTATTCACAGAATAGGATGATCACAGCAGAGGATTATCAAGTGGTACCCCTTTCAGCATCACAAGAAATAGTAAAAGTTAGATCTATTAACAGATCAGCCTCAGGAATTTCAAGAGCCAAGGAGATACTCGACCCATCAGGTGCATATTCAAATGTCAGTGTTTTTGCAGATGACGGAATATTATACAGAGAAGAATCAACACAACAATTTACTTTCACGTTCAACAACAGGGGTGACATACAATCAATAATGGACGGTTCAATAGAAAACAAACTGAAACAACCATACTCGAGACACTTCTACTATTTCAAATATGGGACGAAAGATCTCAGCACATTAACTGCCACGTGGAATTCAACTACTACATCCACGAACACCAATACCGGATACTTTACTTCTACAGGTGCATTGTCGATCGGTGATTTTGCAACTTCTAATTTTAAATTCGCAAAGCCGGGTGCATTGGTTAAATTCACTTCACCAGACACACGAGGGTTTTTAAACGATTCCTTAGTTACAGCAGGAACAGATGATGCTCAAGACAGGAAATGGGCCAAGATAGGTGCATTAGTAGGAGATGGCGCAAACAGCGGTGTAGGTAACCTTGAGTCGGGTGTTGGACCTGTGACGTTGAGTAGTGTGATACCTAACGGTGCAGTTGCAAGTGCAGTGATACCGAATTTCACAACTTCATTTGCACAAGACCTAGAGTTGAACATGATGGATAGAATAGAACAATTTGAAGAGTTCGGTCTAAGATACGATATTAATTCGGAAACATGGAAAGTTATTACAGCAACAAATTTAAGCACTTCGTCTGTTTTCAGCCTTGATAACACAGGTGATACCTCAGCAACTAATTTAGATGCAAGTTGGTGGTTCAAGTTCACCAATGACGGAAACACGTACACAGTGACATACAGGAAGTTGGAATATATATTTGAATCTGAATCACAGAACAAGTTTCACTACGACACAGAAGAAAAAATTTACGATTACAAGACAGGAAAAAGTGTTAAGGACACAGTAAAAGTACTAAAAACTAATTCATTAATATCTACAGGCAACAGCATAGGTTACCCTATTACATGGCAAGTGACAGACACAGTGAAAGAAGCAGACGGTTTCCAAGACAACAGGAAAGTCAAGGTTGGCTTCTATGATGATGACGACGACGGTGTTGTAGACAATCCTGAACTTTTTGATATTATTGTGGAGCCAACATTATCTGAAAGCACCAAATTTGTATTTTTTGAAAAATACACATCCTATGACAACATATCAAGATTTAGACCATACGCGGCATCAAACTTTGTGGTGACACAAAATGAATCAGATATAAATCTTAACACTGCCACGTACACAGATAATCAGTTGTTTTACTTTTACGCATCAGATGAGGACGTGATAAAGAAGTACGACTTGTCTACCAACACACTTTCAACTACCACAGATTACTTGGCTAGAAAGGGTAGAAGGTCTATAAATTTCCAATACAAGCACAACGCAGGACAAGAGACAAGGATAGATCCTAGTGTCTCTAACATTGTAGATGTCTACATGCTGGAGAGAACTTATGATAACCTTTACAGGATTTGGTTGCAGGACGGAGGTGTAAAACCTGCCACATCAACTTCAGACCAACTAAGGATTAATTATTCGGGTACTCTAAATCCATTGAAGTCACTTTCTGATCAGATAGTGTATCATCCGGTCAAGTACAAGATACTTTTCGGTAGCAACGCGGACGAGGAATTACAAGCCACGTTCAAAGTAGTTAAGAATCCTAAAACCAATGTGACAGACGCAGTAATAAAGACAAGAGTAGTTGCGGCAATAAACGAATTCTTTGCACTGGACAACTGGGATTTTGGAGATACATTTTATTTTACAGAATTAGCCGCTTACATACACAATCAATTGGCTCCGGATCTGTTGACAGCAGTGATAGTTCCTAACCAATCAGGACAGGGTTTTGGGTCTCTGTTCCAGATAGATTCAGCGTCAGACGAAATTTTCATCAGTGGGGCCACCGTTGGTGATGTAACAATAATAAGTGCATTGGGAGCCAATCAGTTATTGGCATCCGGCACAGTTGTGACATCAACATCAACTGCCACGAACAATACTACATCAGGATCAGCAGTATCAGGCTCTACTACAACAACGTCCGGTTCAGGTTCAAACACCGGCAGTAGTGGATCAGGATACTAATGGCAGATAACACAACTAATTCACTAACAAATAACGAAGTTGTCAAACAAGGCAACAACGAGTACAGACGTACGGTTCAACATTTACCTGCTTTTTATAGAACAGACACTAACCAGAGGTTCCTTTCCAGCACCGTAGATCCTTTGATACAGAAAGGTGCACTTGAAAGACTAGACGGGTTCATAGGTAGACAAGACGCATACACAAGGCAAGTCACAGACAGATATGTTTCTGCAACCAATCGGGATAGATATGCATACCAACTGGAACCGGCAGTAACATACACAAACAGAGACACAACGTCGGTCAACCCAGAGGATCAGGTCAAGTTCACAGGTACGTATGATGATTACATCAACCAGATCAAGTACTTTGGAGGAAAAATCAATAATCACGACAGACTAAACAAAGAAAAAATATACAGTTGGAATCCTGCGATTGACTACGACAAACTGATCAATTACAGAGAGTATTACTGGATACCAGAGGGACCGGGATCCATAGAAATAGATTCTGTAGGACCAAATGCAGTGGCGGAATATTCAGTAGAGAATTTAGCACAAGGTGCCTACAACTTCTCACACAGGGAGAATGAAAACAATCCTATATTGACACTTTACAGAGGCAACACATACAAATTTAATGTAAACGCAAAAGGACATCCGTTCTACATAATGACTGAGCCATACAAGGACGGGTCGACAAATTTATTTTACACGTCAGGTGTGACCAATGCTGGCGCAGACACAGGGACAGTGACTTTTACAGTGCCTACGGGAGCACCGGATATACTTTACTATCAGTGTGGTAATCATGATGCCATGTATGGTATCTTACAAATAAAAACTATCACGTCGACAACAGAAATCAATCCTGCCGATGACATAATAGGTGCAAAAAATTACAGTCTGAGAACTTTAGATCTTTCAAATGGTATGAAGATCAAGTTTCCGGCCAGCCTAGTGGGATCAGATTATCAGAACAGGGAATACTACGTTGAGGGCGTTGGAGATTCAATAACATTGACAGACGTTGATGACATGATAACTCCGGCCAGTTATTCCACAGAGACGACAGTATTATATGATGCAGTTGGTTATGACACAAGACCTTATGCAAAGGCTTTCTACACACCAGACGCTAAAGATTACATAACAATTAAGAAGGATTCACGTGACCAGAACTCCTGGTCAAGATATAACAGATGGTTCCACAGATCTGTGATTGAAGAGACTGCTAGGGTTTCGGGTTTCACACCTGTACTGGATGAGGACAGCAGGGCAAAGAGACCCATAATTGAGTTTGATTCAGGACTAGCACTTTATAACCATGGTACGGTAGCCAAAAGATCCGTAACACTTTTTGATACAGTAACGACAGATGCTTTCAGCAGTGTGGTCAAACAGACAGGTTATATCATTGATGGATTACCTGTAGAAGACGGAATGAGAGTTGTGTTTTCTGCAGACACTGATTCTACAGTTAAAAATAAAATATATGTCGTGAACTTTGTCACAGCAGGAGATTCCACACAGGTAATATCCTTAACAGAAGCATCAGACGGCACACCAGCGGCCGACGAAAGTATTTTTATTGAGTTTGGTTCAGCAAACCAAGGAAACACATATCACTATGATGCAACATCTGAATCATGGAAATTATCTCAACAGAAGACCGGAGTGAACCAACAGCCGTTGTTCAAAATGTTCGACAACGAACATACTAGTTTCGACGATGCAACAACGTATCCCAACTCATCTTTCACAGGTGCAACTGTTTTCAAATTTGCAACGTCGGATACAGCACCGACAGACACAGTATTGGGTATAAAAGTGAAATACAACACTGTCAACAACATCGGTGACATAGTGTTTGAATCAGATCATACATCTGGAACATTCACATACAAATTAGGTACTACAACATTTACAAAGAATCTCGCCGAGGGACATCTACACTATACAACAAGCAGAACAACGCACAATTCTAGAAGTTCGTGGATACAGAGCACAAACCCTAGCAAACAACGAGTCATAAGGACTTTCACAGTTGGGAAAACAGAAAAAAAATTATTCCCTGTGGACTGTTATGACAAATCAGCATTATTGACCGATCTTGAAATTTCAGTTTCTGTGAATGGTGAGAAAAAATCGCTGACAACAGATTACACATTAGTAAATGGTACTAAAAACAGATACGTAAAATTTGTCAAAGAACTTATTGTGGATGACCAAATAAGGTTATCTGTGTACAGTGCCGCCGACAAAGTGAAAGGCAAAGGCATTTATGAGGTTCCAGACAACTTGTCCACAAACAGCATGAATGGCAAGTTAGGCACATTCACTTATGGTCAGGTGTTGAGACATGTAAGAGATATATTTGAGAAGAACACTAATCTCACAGGATCGGTGCCAGGTAGCACAAATTTAAGAGATAATCCAGACTCACGTTTTCTAGGTGGTACAATACACCAACACGAAGGTCCATTACTGCCGGCAATATACGGGCTGATAGATCGAGATACTAATTTAATTAATGCCATTGAGTACACAGCTCATGAATATGAAAAATGGTATGATGCATTTCTGACACATATAACAGGTACTGCTTACGAGGGAGTTGCCGCTGATAGGGTGGATGAAATAATCAGCAGTATTACTACTGGAAGGAATTCGAGTTTTCCTTTCTACTATGAAGACATGTTGGGGTATGGAGAGAATGTTACAACTAGATCATACACGGTGTTGGGTGCATCACAGACAGAATATGCAATAGATTCAATTCATGACATAACCAAAATAAGCAATAGGGCAGTGTACGTTTATCTTAATGATGTGCAGTTGTTGGTCGGCTCACAGTACACATTCAGCACCACAGACGATAGTGTCAACATAACAGCAACACTTACCGAAGGAGATAGGATCGTAATAAAAGATTACGCAGACACAACAGGAAGTTACATGCCAACTTCACCGACCAAACTAGGCATGTATCCAAAGTTTACACCAGAAATATTCACGGATGACACATACATCACAAGCACGACAGTGATAAGAAAACATGATGGATCCATAATTAAAGCATACGGTGACGAACGTGATTCTTTAATACTGGAATTAGAGAAAAGAATTTACAACAATCTTAAGACATCGTACGATAACACACTTATCAACATAAATGACGTATTGCCAAATGTTTTTTCTTCAACGGAGTATACGGTAGATGAAATAAATGACATAATGGCAACAGATTTCTACTCATGGGCGGGACGTGGAAATGTACAATACATCAGTAACACAACATTCGTAGAAGGATCACCATTCACTTACAACTATGCACGATCAACATCCAACAAGTCAGGTGACAAGTTGCCGGGATATTGGAGAGCCATATACAAAGAATATTACGACACAGATGCACCTCACGTGAGACCATGGGAGATGCTAGGACATTCAGAAAAGCCAACAGATTGGGACACAACTTATGGAACTGCACCTTACACCTCAGGTAACAGTATTTTATGGAACAAAATTGCCACAGAGTCAGGAAGGTACGGCAAACCAGGCATACTAAATTACTTGCCGGTAGACACATCAGGTAACCTGCTCGACCCGTTGGCGATAGGGTTAGTGGACAACCTCGACGTGGCAGGCAGGTCAGCAGGATGGAAGTTTGGTGATCAATCACCAGCAGAAACTGCCTGGAGGAGATCGTCAGCATATACTTTTTCAGTGATAAGAACATTGGCACTGACAAAACCCGCCAAGTTTTTCAGCAACTTATTTGATCCATCTAGATTGACAACAAATGTTGCAGGAAATCAGATAGACACAGACACAGGAGTCAGGTCCACACTGGCCACTTCTAAATATCACCTAGAGACTGTAACAGACAACAACACAGGAATAACGACGAGGTACCACACAGCGGGTTACCAGCCCTTTATTGTGAACCACTTGGTGTCAAAGAACCTTGATCCAAAAACTTTCTACTATGACAGGATGAAAAATCTTAAAGTTCAACTGGCATACAAATTGGGAGGATTCACTGACAAGGATAATATAAAAATATTAACAGATTCAGTATCTCCAGGATCAACATCAGGATCCAAGTTCATACCTGATGAGAACTACAAGATTTTATTCAGGACGTCAAACCCTGTTGACAGTTTCCAATATTCGGGTGTACTGATTGAGAAGAACACGGATACAACAACAAAAACAGATGGTTCTACTGTAACAAATGTTGGTGGGTATAAAGTTCTAGGTTATTCAAAATCAAAACCGTATTTTAACTTCAATTATCCGATAAAGACCACAACTGCTTCAGCAGTGTCAGTGGAAGGTTCGGTGACAGTAGAGAAATTTAACATCTACCAAGAAGCCACACAGACTGTGCCTTATGGGCATGTGTTCGACACCATACAGGATGTGGCTGACTTCTTGTTTGGATACGGACACTGGTTGGAAGACCAAGGGTTCCGCTTTAATAAGTTTTCAAAGGAACTGAAGGAAACATTGAACTGGTCAAACGCAGTTAGAGAATTCTTGTTCTGGACAACACAACAATGGACACCAGGATCAGCGGTAACAGTATCACCTGCGGCAGACGGTTTCGAGTTAGACACAACAGACGGTATTGTAGGCAAAATGCGAAATCTTTCGGGAGACTATTCTATACTTGACTCCGGTGGAAGAAAAATAGATGTAAGAGAAATATCAACAAAGAGATTAGGTAAAACATTCGAGTTAGGAATCAAATCTGCAGATGTTGGACTATACAATATTGCTTTGAACACCGTACAGAAGGAACACATTCTGTTGTTTGACAACAGCACCGTGTTCTCGGATATCATATACGAACCATACACAGGATTTAGACAAGAGAGATTAAAACTTGTTGGATGGAAAACAGCCGGATGGAACGGCGACTACTATGCTCCAGGGTTTGTGTTTGATGCCGCACAGGTCACATACTGGTTGGCCAACACAGATTACAGGATCGGGGATTCAGTAGAGTATCAGGCCAAATTCTATGTGTCCAAGGCAAATCACAATTCGGGACCTAAGTTTGACATAGAGAATTGGACATTGAAAACAGAAAAACCAGCACCACAACTAATACCAAACTTCGAATACAAGATTTCACAATTCAATGATTTTTACAATCTAGAAACGAACAACTTTGATGAATCTCAACAAAAGTTAGCACAGAGATTGATCGGGTATCAGTCAAGGGATTACTTAGAAAATCTTTTCGTCAACGACGTATCACAGTACAAGTTCTATCACGGATTTATAAAGGAGAAAGGTACCAAAAATGCAATAGACAAGATACTCAAAGCCAAGTATGAGGGCGAGGACATTGATCTAGATCTACATCCTGAATGGATGATAAGGACAGGAAATTTTGGTAACACAGATTCAACGGAAAGCATACAGATAACACTCAATCAAAATCAAATTACTTCAGATCCTCAGAGCATTGAGCTACTAGAAAACACAAAAGACACGCCGGAGTACGCAAGATCAGAAGGTGTTGCTAAAGATAATTTTTTCTACAAGCCAGTGGAGTACACAACCTCAACAACGTTCAGTAGGTTGGATTACACTAAAGAAGGAGTTAATAGAGATACTGCACAGGTATTCAAGACTGCTGGCTATCCACAGTTGGGACAGGTACAACACACAGCATTCAATATAACAGACATTTTCAACCTAGATGTAAACAGAGTTGCATCAAGCGAATTGATATGGGTGGCCAATAAATCTAATAGAGATTGGGACGTGTTCAGGATCACAGCGGGAGATTTTAAAATTGCAACTGTGCGTTCAGTAAATGGTGCCTCGCAGTTGGAACTTATCTTCACAGGTTCACATGGATTGTCACAAGGTACACAGACAACAGAAGCAGATTACTTCGCTATAAGCAACAGCGAGGAAGAAACGCTTAATGGAGTTTATCAGGTCGCTTCGATAGTGGACCACAGGACTGTACTCATTGATTACACAGGTAATACATCTTTCATACCGGCATTGGAAGATGGATCGACTGCAGACACTTATGGCAATGTCTATAAGTTTATATCTGTGAGAGTAGATTCCATGGACAACTGTAATGACAAAATAAACTATGACAAGTACAGGGATAGAGACAACAGCATAGAACGTGAGGGCGACAAGGTTTTCGCAGACGCAGACAGTTCGGGACTGTGGCGTGTTTATGAAAAGCAAGATCCATACACACTGAAAAACATTTTATCTCCAGATTCAGCAACGACCCAACAAGATTTTGGACACAGGATAGTTGCACGTAATGACGGAAGGACGGTGATCGCATCTGCACCTGGCAAAGCACAAGGGGAAGTACACTTCCTGTTCAGGTCCACAGCAACACCAGGGTCACTGTTCAGACCAAACTCAACGGTTACAACGACGGCCGGAAATGACAATACAAGTAAACTAGGTGAATCACTGTCGATGAGCACGGATGAGAACTTTGTTATTGCGGGTGCACCGTATGCCAATTCTCTTGGTTCAGATGGTAGCACAAGATTCGCAGACGCAGGAGCCATAGAGTTATTTGTGTGGGATCCGTCGACGTTCAAGTACGGAACACTAGTGACAAAGAGACCACCCACAGACCAGGCATCACAGAACTTTGGCTGGGCACACAAGATCGCTGAGCCAGGTGCAAGTTCAGTCAGAAGCACGCCAACAAAATACATGTTTGTGTCCGCACCTGGACTTAATTCAGACACGGGCAGAGTGTACATGTATGAGTGGGGTATAGGTGCTGATGGATCAACGTATGATTCATGGACTCAGTGTGCAACAATAGATTCAGCAGAAGGTGGATCAGGGCAGAGATTCGGTCACCGGTTGGAAGTCAACGACAACGGGGACATATTGGCTGTAAGTTCGATCGCACCAGGCAACGCAGGCAAGGTTGACATATTTGTTAGATCATCACACTCCAATGACGATAGTGTGGCACATTCATTCACTCATGTACAAACACTGACAGGAGTATCAACAGATGGCTCTAGTTTGAACACACAATTTGGTGATTCCGTTGCAATGAGCAAAGACGGAACACGATTGATTATAGGAGCACCGGGCGTTGACAAAACAGAGCAAGACGATGCAGGTGCAATATATTATTACAAATGGAACGCAGACGGTTCCACAAACACATACACATTACAACAGACCATGGAATCACCTGATTCCCAAGTCAACATGAGATTTGGAACGTCATTAAGCATGAACCAAGCAGGCACCAGGTTGATCATAGGCGCACAGAATTTTTCAAACGTCAGAGAGATGAAGTTCGACGCCGGAGAAACAACATTCGATCTACAAGACACAACAATATCAGATACCAACACAGAATCAGGCAGTGCCTACACGGCCACGATGTACAACACCAAATTTGTCATAGATGACAGATTGATCACGGATAGTGTGTCAGCACACGACGGGTTCGGCAAAGGAGTTTGTGTCACAGACAACACAGTGCTGGTAGGAGCGCCACAGGATGATGGCAACATCGCATCGGACGGAAGTAGCAGGGTGCAGAACGACGGAACACTGTCGTGTTTTGATCTATCTGTTTCAGGGGAATATGCATGGAAAAATATAACTTTTGAGACACCGTTGATCGACATAGAGAAGGCCGGACAGGTATTTGATTTCAACAACAAAACTAAACAAATAAGAGATTTCTATGACCTTTATGATCCAGTGCAAGGTCGTATATTGGGGGTAGCAGATCGTGAAATCAATTACAAGACAGAGTGGGATCCAGCGACCTACAACACAGGCCAAGACGAAAATACAAAAACACCATGGGCGGAGGAACACCTGGGAGAAGTATGGTGGGATCTATCTCAGGTAAAATGGCTTTGGTATGATCAAGGTACACAAGAATACAAATTTAATCACTGGGGACAGAAATTTCCAGGATCGACAATAGACATATATGAATGGACAGAGTCACCCGTGCTTCCAAGCGTATGGAACACCAGGTCTGGCACACAACAAGGAGCAGTGGAAGGCATATCAGGAATAGCCGCGTATGGTGATGACTCTAGTTATAACATAGTTCAGAGATATAACTCTTCCGTCAACAGATTTGTGAACATCTATTACTTCTGGGTAAGGAACAGATCAACTGTACCTACAAATAGTGTTGTGACGAGAAAGAACTCCACATCATTCGTGTCAAACCTTATAGACTTTCCGGAAAGATTTTCATACAAGTATTACTCTATAACAGACACCAACATGTTGATCATCAACAAGATAGGCGCACTGACAAACAGTGACATTGTTCTCAACATAGACATCCGGACAAACAACTTCGAGGGCGATTCACACAGCGTATGGAAACTGGCGAAAGAGGGTGATAAGGACTGGAGACCAGGACATCAGATAGAGACACGTTGGTGGGATTCACTCACAGGCAAGAACGTAGCAGGTGATATTGTTCCTGATCTAGACCTACCGGTCAACAGGAGATATGGAAACAACATAAGACCTAGGCAGGGGTGGTATGTGAACAGGTTCAATGCATTGAAAGAAATAATAGATTATGCAAATGATGTGTTGAAGAAACATCAACTAGTAGGAACAATCAATCTTAACAACTTAAACTCTGCTGATCCAGAACCAACAGCACAGAGTTTAGAATGGGACGCATATGTAGACACCTACGCAGAATTGACATACATCGACACTAGAGAGTTCTCTGGAACAGTCAACTATCTTGTGAAGGCGGACGAAACGGCCAATAATTATTGGGCAATATATACTTGGGACGGTACTGAATGGACTAGGACAAAATTACAAACTTACAACACCTCCGCTTATTGGGGTTACACAGATTGGTATCAAGTACTGGAACATCATGGTGAGACAGGTATGGTACATGATGCAAATACAAAAATTGACAAACAGGTGACATATCAGTATGAATTGGATACATTGGATCTTGCTGTTGGCAAACATGTAAAAGTGACATCAGCCGACACGGGTGGATGGAAACTGTTCATGAAAACAGCAACAGGATGGAGCAACGTTGGAACAGAAAACGGCACAATTAGATTAAAAACAACACTGTATGATTATTCCCAGGATGCCACGGGATTTGCAGGACAGGACAGTTTCGACGACAATTTCTTTGATCAGGATCCGTCAACAGAAACTAGAAAAATTTTAACAGCACTCAGAGATGATCTTTTCATCAATGATTTAGCGATAGAATACAACACATTGTTCTTCACCGGACTTAGAAAGGTTCTAGAAGAACAAACATATGTGGACTGGATGTTCAAAACATCTTTTATCAATATTAAGAATTCTGTAAGGAAACTAGATCAGAGAAAAACTTACACCATAGGCACCGACAGTTGGATAGAGAGTTACATAAATGAAGTTAAACCTTTCCACACAACGATTAGGGAGTACAAGTTAGGTTACACAAACACAGACACACATGATGGTATATTCTCTGACTTTGATAATCCAACGTTCTATGACCCAGAGACGAACGCTATAAGATCTTTAAACGTTGACTCGGACACGGACAAGTTGACCGAATTCCCACACCAGATGTGGTATGACTACCATAAGAAATACGTGCAGTCCATCACAGTGACACACGGAGGTTCAGGATATCAACAGATACCGATAGTTACGGTGCTCGGCGGAACAACAGGATCCACAGGACCTTTCCAGATACAGGCTACAAGTTCATCAGGCACAACAAGTGGACAGTTTGGTTACTACTATCCTTTGTTCACAAACGAGAAACAAGCAGAGATTTATGACACACAGAATGGTGGAACTGGCACAACGAAGACTTACACGTTCGATGGCTATCCGGGTTCTTTCTATGGACCAACGGCATCAACAGCAGAATCAACAAGTGACAAGTCTGGGGCCTTCAAGATGTACATAACACCAACAAACACTGCGGCAACAGCCACAGCGACAATACAGAATGGTGCAGTCACAAAGATAACTGTCACGGGAATTGGTGCAAATTACAACAGCACTCCTGTGGTGATAATATCCGGGGGACGAACGGACGGTTCAACACCAACAGACACTGCCAAGGCATACGCAAATTTGAACAATGACTTGGTCAGAGATCTAGATACAACAATAAAATTTGACAGGGTGTCTAGCACGTCCAGGGTACAGGACTGGACGGCGTCTACGGCGTACGCTTACAATGATCTAATTAGACACAAAAATCAATTGTACAAAGTGACAAAAGCGTTTACGGCAACAACCGATTTTGATGACAATGTAGCAGATCTTTACAAGGTTTATGGAGATGAGACAGGTTTAACAGCCGCTGACAGGACAAAAGGTTTCTACACGCCAGGCACAGGAATGCCGGGCAACGAACTTGACCAGGTCATGACAGGTATCGACTACGGCGGAACAATGGTGACAGGATTGCTGTTCAACCAGAGCCAAGGGTGGGACAGATCGGGTTGGTATGATTTTCCATGGGACAACTATGGAGGTTCTAGAGTCAAGGCATTCAAGGGAGATGGTTCATCTAACACCTTCACATTTGATACCGCACCTGCAACAACAGAAGTTTATCAAGTCTATATAACAGAAGATGACAGCACAAGGAGAAAACTCACAGATGTTGTGAGGGGTGATGGGTCAAGCGTGGTCATGCCTGTTGGCGGATTGAGTATAACACCGAACGCAAACGCATTGGTAGAATTCATACCGTTCGATGACGACGGTGTGTTGACACCGACAGATGACAGGACATTGGATTCCATAGTCAAAGGTGGACTTTTTGGATCAGCATTAGGACATGCACCTAGTGATATAATGTTAGAAGGCGACGACTTTGTATCACCAGATACTAGTTACGCACCTGAAGAGACTGTGCCAGGTCAGTTGTTTGACACATTAGACATAAAAGTTTACACATCACCAGAGTCAGGAGTTCCATTTATCAGCGAGAAAAATTACACAGGAAATGGAAGCACAACAACTTTCGCCATAGGAGACTTTCCAGGAACATTGGGATCAGTGACAGTGAGTGTTGGTGGCGTTGTGAAAAAACTAACAACAGATTACACAATCAATGTTGCAAACAAAACAATAACATTTGGATCGGCACCTGCTAACGGCAGTGTAATAGCAACTAGGGTTTTTGCTATATCAGGGGATAATTACAGGGTGCTTGACACATTCGTTGGAGATAATTCAACAGTATCGTTTACGACTTCGTCAAGAAGTGAGTTCAATCTAGATTCAACTGTATCAGACATATACGTGACACAGGATGGAGTACCAAGGACAGATTTTACACGAACCATTACAGCGAATACGGTTACAATAACTTTCAATTCACCGGTACCACCGACAGGTGCCTTTATACAGGTTGCAGGATTCAACAAGTCAGCAAGTTCTCCAACAAGGAGTTTTGCAAGTATAAGGAATCAAGAACTAACATATGCAAGTGGAACGAACAGATACACATTGACATATCCACCAGGTTCTATAGGTCCATTCTCAGGTTTGACAACAGTGGAAGTAAACGGTAGGGTGCTACGAGGACCAGACAACACGTATTATGTTGGTGACGGAAGCACATACACTTATGGAGTAGTGTCAGGTCTAGAGGATGATTCCACAGTTGACCCAGCAAAAACAATTTCATCTGCTTCGCAGGTAGAAGTTTATGTGAACGGAACTAAGAAAGATTTAAACACCGACTACACAGTTGATATAGGAAATCAAAATATAGAGTTTGTTACATCAGCAGTACCAACATCAACAGATGTAATCTGTATTTCAACTTTAGTTGATCATCAGTACTTTAATCAAGGCACAGATATCATATTGGTACCTAGTGCTATAACTTCACCGTATTCACTTTCAAACAGCGACAAGATTTCAGTAACAACATTTAATAATGCTTTGGGAATGAAACAGAGAAGAGAAGTTCTCGAAGGAAGATCAAGTGGAATCTTCAAATTGAGATTCGACACTTTGAATGCAGGATACACTTATGTGTGGTTAAATGGTGAACAGTTGACCCAAGGTGTGGACTGGCTTGTGAGCGGCAACACAATAACTGTACCAGGCAAGACGATCACAGCAAGTGATAGATTAGATGTGATGTATTTCGCGGTAGAATCTGCCACAGGTGCAACAGGATTCAGGATATTCAAAGACATGTTGAACAGGACGTTCTACAAACGTATATCCAAGACTGCAACAACAAAATTAACGATAGATATGACAGAAGGGACACAGACCATCACAGTAGAAGATGGCACAGTGTTACCTGATCCAAAAAACGTTATCAGTTATGATGGATCGTCTGTTCAAACAATTATACCGGGAGTCATATTCATAGACAAAGAGAGAATAGAATACTTTACAAAAACAGGTAACACGTTGGGACAACTGCAACGTGGAACTCTTGGAACAGGAATTAAGGGGCATGGATCAGGCACGGAAGTGGTAGATGCGTCTGGTACTCAAACCATCCCTTATGCGGACACGGTACACACCAACACCTTCACAGGTGACGGTAGCACTGTAATTTTCGCACTATCACAAACACCATCATCCGCTAGTGAGTTAGACATATTCATTGGTGGCCAACGATTGTTGCTCACTAGCGAGGATGGTTCAACTATAAATTACTCTGTGTCTGGAAGCAACGTTACTTTGAGTACGGCACCCGCTTCAGGCACACAGGTCAAAATATTACACAAGAAAGGACAGGTATGGTACACTGCTAAGGACGGAAACCCAGCAGATGGTAAAGGATTACAGGCTTCTACAAGCCAACAGGCTAAATTCATTGCTAATGAGCCTACAAACGCACCTGAATAAATACACTAGATGACACAGGACAACAAACCAACAGAATCAAAAGAAGAGAACAAAAAGCCACAGGATAACACAGGTGTTATGATGACTGGGCATATCAAGATTTTCGACCCAGAGACAGGTGAGGTTATCGTAGACAAAAGAAACGCGATACACTATGAAAACATGTCTCAGGCACTGGCCAATTCACTGGCCAACAAGTCAACAGGTTTCGTACACGAGATGGCGTTTGGTAATGGCGGAACATCCGTCGATCCAACAGGTGTAATTACATACCTCACTCCAAACTCAACAGGCAGTAATGCCACTTTGTACAATCAAACCTACTACAAAGTCATAGATGATAACTCTGCAACCAACAAAGACACAACAAGAAACAAGATGGAAGTGCGACACACAGCAGGTAACAAGTACACTGACATTGTTTGCACTTGTACTTTGGACTACGGTGAGCCAACAGGACAAGCGGCGTTTGACAACACTACAGATTTCAATGGTGCATATGTTTTTGATGAATTAGGATTGAAGAGTTGGGAAGGTACAGAGAATGGCGGAACAAACAAATTGTTGACACACGTTGTATTCCACCCAGTACAGAAATCTTTAAACAGATTGATCCAGGTTGATTACACTCTAAGAATACAAAGTTTAACAACATTCACTGAAACTAGTTCTACTGCACTGTCAACTTCAAACACAGTGAGTGGTACAACATCAGGTGGTAACACAGGGTACTAATAAATGGAATACACAGTAAACAAGAGTAACACTTCGGCATCGCCGAACAAGTACACAGTACAAGATGGAATACTAAACAATCAAACTGATTTGAGTTTCATTGGAAGAGGTTACGCTGGTTACGGAGAAGTAATCGCTGAAAATTTCCTGCATCTTTTAGAAAACTTTTCAAACGATTCTGCACCTAGTAAGCCAATACAAGGACAGTTATGGTATGACAGTTCGGCCAATAGGCTTAAAGTCTACACTGGTTCAGCATTCGTACCATCCGGAGGTAATGTTCCTTATCAATCAGACGCACCATCTGCCTTGACGCAGGGAGACCTATGGATAGACTCGGACACAGGCCAGATGTATTTCTACAACGGTTCAAGTTCGGTGTTGGTAGGACCACCCAGTGCTTCGGGAACAACAAACGGTTTCACGTATGACAGCATACTGGACTCATTAGACGCAACACAGAACATAACAAAATTATTCAATGATGGGAACCTGATAGCAATAATATCAGAGGACACCTTCACACCCAAAACAGGTATATCAGGGTTCGCAACAGTAACAAAAGGTATCACACTATCAACAGCAATAGCAGACGTCAAGTTCTCAGGAACTGCCACAGATGCAGATGCATTAGGTGGAGTAGCGGCGGCCAACTATCTGAGATCAAATTCCAATGACACCACATCAGGAACACTTGGTGTTGTTAATGACTCAGGGTTGACGGTTGGTGCTGACAGTGATTTACTTTTGACGGTCGATGCGACAGGAGTTAATCTAACCAACGCCACGCAGGACACAGACATTTCAATCAAAGTGAATGATGGTGGTACAACCACTACCGTTCTCACAGTCGACGGTGCAACATCAAGAATTGGAATAGGCACCACGACACCGACAACGAAACTACAAGTTTCAGGAACAGTGACAGCAACAGCATTCGCAGGTCCTGTGACAGGCGACCTAACAGGTAACGTTACTAGCACAGGCGCAAACTCGATGACCACTTTGACAATGGGTGGTACACTCACATCAAAAGCAATATTGCCAGATGCAACAACAACTTATGATTTAGGATCAACAAGCAAGAAATATAACACCGTACATGCAAAAGCAACATCGGCCCAATACGCTGACTTGGCAGAGATATATGAATCAGACTCTAGGTATGACGTGGGAACAGTTGTCGTATTTGGCGGAGAAAAAGAAGTAACACAATCAACGATATCAAATGACACAAGGGTGGCAGGTGTCGTGAGTGAAAATCCTGCTTACCTAATGAACGACGAGTCCGAAGGACAAGCGATCGCACTTGTAGGAAAAGTCAAGTGTAAAGTACACGGAATGGTATCAAAAGGCGATCTTTTAACCACTTGTGGAACACATCCAGGCTGTGCCCAAAAGACGGCAAGTCCTGTGTTGGGTTCTGTGGTAGGAAAAGCAATGGAAAACAAGGATGATGCAGGAGAAAGTGTCATTTTAATAAGCGTAGGAAGACTATAAATACAGGTATATGGCGTACACAATCAATAAAACAGACGGCGGAACAGTAGCCACGATCACAGACGGAACAGTAGACAACACTACTAGTTTGCAGTTGTTCGGAAAAAGTTATTCAGGATTTGGTGAGGGCCTTAACGAGAACCTTGTCAAACTACTAGAGAATTCAGCAGGAACAGGAGCACCATCGGCACCATTGAGAGGTGAACTATGGTTCGACACAAACACAAACCAAATTAAAGTATATGATGGTTCAAGTTTCAAGCCCACAGGCGGTTCGAAAACAGGAAACACAGCGCCATCGTCACCATCAGTGGGTGACCTTTGGACAAACACAGACGACGACCAGATATTTGTCTACACAGGAGACTCAAGAACACACCAAGCAAACAACGGATGGGAATTGGTAGGTCCAGTGTTCACGGCAGGACAGACATTGTCCGGTTGGAAGATTGAAACTATTGCTAGTGCAGGTGGAAACAAGGTTGTTTCATCTATGTACGTGGGTAATACTAGAGTATGTATAGTTTCCAAGGAAGATTTCACACCTTCAGCAGTACAAACAGGATTTACAACAATCAAGTCAGGAATGACATTGAATTCAACTCTTGGAGCAGTGTTTGAAGGAACGAACACATCAGCAACCTTCTTGAACGTATCAGGTACGACAAACAATTCAGGATTGATTGCAGGCGGTAACTTCCTGAGATCAGACGTGGCAGACACCACAACAGGTGGGCTGACCATTGACGCAGATGCAGGATTGTCAATAGGTGATGATCAGGAATTGACAGTGACAGTCACAAGCAACAACGTCACTATTGCACAGACATCACAGGACAAAGATATAAAATTCACAGTGAACGATGGCGGAGTTACAAAAACTCCTCTACAATTGACAGGTGCGGACGGCGGCATTGACATGATAGGTGACCTTACAATCACAGGTAACTTGAATGTGAGTGGTGCTTACAACTACACATCATCTAACGTAGTTCAACACTCAGACACTTTCTTGAAAGTAAACGCAGGTGGTTCAGAAGTAGACGCAGGACTTATAGTAGAAACATCAGACACAGATGATGCCAGAATGTTCTATGATGTGTCTGAAAACTTCTGGTCAGCAGGACATGGACAAGCATATTCACAGGTAATCAGATTAGTGGACGCAGTCGAGGACGGCGATAACAACAAAGGTAAAGTTTTGAAAACCACAGCGGCAGGTAATGTCAAAGTTACTTCAGCAAACTTAGGTGTCGTAGGTTCAGCAATAGCAACGTCAGATACTTCAAGTACAGCAGTTCCGACAATAGGACAGGTTGCTACGTTTGGAAACCTTTGGGGTGGATCAGCGAAGTATGTAAACACTTCTGCTCCTACAAGCGGCGACGGAGTTGACGGAGATATTTGGTTCGTAAGGGAGGCGTAATCCCTTATGGTAGCAATAGTTAAAAAATTTTCATACACAGGCACAGTGCAAGAGGTAACGATACCCGCAGGCACACAATCAATTGACATATACCTATGGGGTGGCGCCGCAGGTGGTGGTGGCCCAGATGACAATCCGGGAGGACCAGGCACAGGTGGACAGCACGTCAAACACGTGGGTTACACTGGTGTAGCAAGTAACATAGGAAACACTCTACAGGTCGCAGTAGGCGGCGGTGGAGGTGGTGGATCATCAGGTGGTGGAGCACCGGGTGGTGTCAACGGAAAAAGTTTAACAAATTACTCAGGCGGGAGAGGTGGTAACGCAGGACCACAACCATATTCAGGTGGTGGAGGCGGTGGCGGAGGAGCCACAGTCTTAACAGTCAACGGAACAGCGACACACATTGCCGCAGGTGGTGGTGGCGGAGGTGGTGCAGGTAACCACTCGGGTTCAACACCAGGCATTAATTCTCACTCTGCACACTCACAAACACCAGCCACACTAGGACAGAACGGTGGAGATCACTCTGGAGACGGAGGTGGTGGAGGTGCCGGTGGCGGTGGAGCCGCTGGAGGAAAAGGTGGAGCAGGTGGTTCAGGAGACAACACAGGTCAGGGTGGATACACAGGTACAAGTTTATTCCAAACGGGAGGATCAAGTGCGGCGGCATCAGGAGTCACGCCAGGTGGAACGGGTGAGTCATACTACGTGGCAGGCACATCAGTTGGCGGAAACCCAGCCTCATCTGGATCAAATGGATATGCAGTTGTCGTTTTCAACATAGGAGTACAAGCAAACGTCAAAGTATCAGGATCATGGAAAGAAGTAAATGACATGTATACCAAAGTATCAGGTGCATGGAAACAGATCACAGCAGGCTATGTTAAGGTGGGCAGTGATTGGAAGGCACTGTTCAACGCAGGAGTGAACTTTATTGAAAACGCGGCAGGTTTTGGAAACTCAGCAGGTGTTAGTGGAGCGCCAGGTGGATCAGGTGGTGGCGGTGGTTGTTTCATAGCAGGCACAATGATATCAATGCATGACGGTTCATTGAAACCAGTAGAGCAAGTGGACATAGGTGACACAGTTTCAGTAGGTGGTAAAGTTTTCGCAACAGGTAAATTCTTGATAGACAACCTATACGATTACAATGGTATACAGGTATCAGGAACACACATGGTCAAGGAAGACGGTGCGTGGGTTAGAGTAGAGGACAGTAGATTAGGAGTATCACTAGGTGACGATGAAGTGATAGTGTACGTGTTTGGTAACGAGAACAGAAGAATTATAATCAACAACACAGAGTTCACAGACTACTTTGAATTAAGTGAACAGCAAGAACTAACCAACCACGGCGAACAATTTTTTAGTAATTGGCAGGATCATGATAGACAGATACATGATAAAAATGTTAATATACTAAATGCTTGATAAATCCTTTTACCACGGCCAACAAGGCGAGTGTTTCAAACAGTTAGAAAAATATTTTGAAGAGATCAAACACGAGTTTGATTCACAACCTAACAAGGCTTTCTTAGATCCGGAAGATTTCTCAGATAGTGTTAGGGGACTTCCAGAAGACTTTGACGACAAGTCAGGTGACTATGTGCATGGCGAATGGCAAGCATTAGGCATACAATCAGGTGACCATGAGGGACAATCTTTCAATGACTATCCTATTCTATATTCCATACTGAGAAAATTTCCTTACAAAACAAATGTAGCGATAATGACTGTTGGTCCTAACACAAAGATCGGTAATCACACAGACAACGAAGGTGGATGGAGATATCAAATGTGCTTAGACGACGGTGGAGGAGACCAGAGTGGCATGCATGTGATGAACATTGAAACTCGTAAACAGGAACTGATGACTTGGAAAACAGGTGAAGCGTTTGTATTTCAACCAGATATACAAGTACACAACGGATTCAATAGAAATCCAGGGCCAAGGACAACATTATTAATTGACTTTTACAAGGAATCATTGTACACTAAAGAGAAGTTCGAAGAGTATTACCAACACTATTCGGAATGTTTTGAAGGGTTAGAAAATCTAGTGGATGTACATGAGACAAGAAAACAAAAATAACAAGATTGCCATAATTGGTCACACAAAAGGTATAGGCAAGGCCATAGCAGATCTGTACAGAAGAAAAAAATACGAGATTATTGGATTGAGTAGAAGTACAGGATATGATTTGGCAACAGATCAAGAAAAGATAATGGAAAAACTAGTGGACTGTGAATTGATTGTAGTAAATGCATATGCTAAATTTGGACAGTATCACTTACTCAAAAGAATTTACAGTGAATTCCACCATCATTACAAGAAGGTTGTAGTAATAACAAGCACGTCAGGTACACCACAGGGCAAAGACGAGGAAAATTATGGCGCCGACTACAACGAATACTGCTGGCACAAAGAGCATCTGATAAAATACATCAGCGATTTACAAGAAGAGTTGTTCAATAAACCTTTGTCGGTGTATGACGTTTGTCCTGATGTAGTGGATACCGATATGATAAAAGGATTATGGGAAGGACTGCCTAAACTCAAAGCGGATGAAGTAGCAGACACAGTGCGTTATTGCTTTGAATCACCTTTTAATATAAACAAGATTGTGATACAAAAAAATGTTAGTTAGACCCTGGAACAGAGATAAGGATTATGACACACTAGTAAAGTGGTGGAGACAGTGGGAATTTGGCGTAGTGCCAAAAGAGTGTTTACCGCCGGAGGGTGTTATGGTAGAAGTAGATGGAAAACCAATTTGTGCCAGTGGACTATATGTGGGCCAAGGAACACAGTTTGGATTCATGGAATGGGTGGTATCAGACAAACAAGCAGATCGTAGAAAACTACACGAATCATTGAAATTATGTATCGATAGCATAATGTCATTGGCCAAAGACAAGGGGTTAAAACTGGTTTACACTGCTACCAAGCACGAAGCATTGGGCAAAAGATATCAAAAATACCACGAAATGATGCTCACAGAGAGTAATGTAAAGACTTTCCTACGAGATTTAGACGGAAATTACACAAACGATTTAGAGTGGATACAGGACGAAGAGCAATACTTCAAAGGCAATAAATAAGCATAAGGAGAACATTTAAATGGCAACAAAACAAGAAGTGGCAGACTATATCAATGATAATTTCGAGACAGTCTGGACAGCAGAAGAGCAGACGAAAGTCGATCAGATGCTTAATCCAGCACTAGCGGAGATTTTAATCAAACTAGTAGGTGACGTAAGTTTCTTGACTGAAGTTAGAGATAACAGATCTAACTAATTTGGGATATGGCATACAACATTAACAACACATTCGGGACCTTATTGGTCACATTACCAGATGGTACAATCGATACCACTACTACCGACCTTGCGTTGTTTGGAAAGAGTTATGCAGGGTTTGGTGAAAAGTTAAATGAGAATCTTGTCAAACTACTAGAGAACTTCAACAACACTTCGGCTCCTAACAACAAAATTCAAGGTCAACTTTGGTTTGACCAAACTAATAAACAAATTAATGTATATGACGGTACAAAATTTAAACCAGTAGGTTCTCCAACTCCTTCAACTGCACAGCCAACAAACGCTGTATTGGGTGATGAATGGTTTGACACAAACGCAAATCAGTTCTACATCTACAACGGTGCAGACTGGACACTGATCGGACCAACAACAGTTGCAGGATCAGGTGTAACACAGGTGATACCAGAAACAGCACCAGACGACACAGGTGTAAATCAGTCATATCTTAAACTGGTAGCCAACGACGCAGTGGTCGGTGTTGTATCAGATGTGGCATTCACTCCGAGCGCCACGGACACAGTATCTCAAGCATTGGTCACAGCAGGTTTTGCCACAGTGGGACAAGGTATACAACTTTCAAGTTCGGTTGCGGCAGTAAAATTCAGAGGAACAGCCACAGACACAGACGCAATGGGCGGAGTGGCCGCGGCCAACTATCTCAGATCAGACACTAACGACACGACAACAGGTAGATTGACCGTACAGAACGACCTAGGAATTAGAATAGGTGGTGGACTGGATATCAACATGTCTATGTCAGGTGATGATTTCACAATAGCAAACACCACTAGTAATGGTGACATCGCTTTCACGTTGAATTCAACAGTGTTTGGTGGAACAAGGAAAGTGATGGACATGGATGGAGGAACAGGACGTGTCAACATATTTGAGGGCGGAAACATCACATGTGATAACTTGACAGTCAGAGGAACACAGGTGATAATGAACACTTCTACACTCTCAGTTGAGGACAACATAATAGAACTCAACAGGAACATTTCATCAAACGCGGCCACACCAAAATTCACAGGAATCAAAGTCAAAAGAGGATCTGTGTCCTCAGCAATAGAACAGGACCTATTTTGGGTATGGGACGAGACTTTCGCAGACGATGGCTCAACAACTTACGGAAATGCAGGTGGTGCCTTTACAGCATTCAAGTCAGGTGGTGGAGACGACGAATTATCGGCACCTACTCTAGTTGATATAAGGGCCAATGTAGTACATGCCACAACAACATCGGCCATGTACGCAGACTTGGCAGAGAGATATGAAGCCGACTGTGAGACAGAAGTGGGAGATGTGGTGATGCTAGGAGGACATGCAGAGATCACCAAGTGCAACAAAGAACTTTGTGACCAAGTTTTTGGGGTGATTTCAGATTCTCCAGCGTTTTTGATGAATGCCCAAGCGGGAAACAACGATTCACACCCCATGGTGGCACTAAAAGGACGTGTTTTTGTCAAAATACAGGGTACTGGTAAAGCAGGAGATCGTGTTGTATCAGCAGGAAACGGTGAAGCAAGGATCGCCGAGTTGGACGAATGTACCGCTTTTAACACACTCGGTAGACTGCTCAAGGATAAATACAACAAAGAAACAGCATTAACAGAATGCGTAATAGGGGTTAAATAACAATATGGCATATTCAGCAGGAGATCCAATTTTAGATGACGAGTACAACACCTTCGTCAACAGTTCGTCAAGTCCATTCGGATACAACCATTTCGCGGGACCAGGTGCGTCAAACTATGGTTTGAACCAGTCCACAATTTCAACAGTTTCAGCAGGTGACACAATCAATGCGGCACACTGGAACTCATTATTCACAGGAATGGATAACATTGCCAACCACACAAACGTTTCTATCACAGCATCATCAGTTTCAGCAGGCGACACCATTGCAATCAGATCAGCATTGGTCACAGATCTAGCCAACTTGGCGGCGGCAGTAGCGGCAGGTTCAACAAGTGCAACAGCACTGTCAACAAACGCAATAGGATCATCAACAAATTCAGGCACATGGAACTCAACATCAACCATTGAGAGATCAGTTACTTTTGCAAACAGCGCCACTATGAGAGCATTCTTCAACGCAGGCGGTAGCATCAGGGTTGATCCATCGACATCAGGATCAGTGGACGGTTCCAAAGACACAGTATTCAGTGGATTGACAGCCACAGCGATAGGTAACCTAGACATAGGTGCACACGCATCAACAAGATCAGGTTCAGGCGAGACACTTACAACTAACGGTCTGGCGAATGGTTTCTTTGACCTAGGAACAGGATACACGACAATATTGAAATTGACTTCAAATGACTCAGGTTACACATCCAACACAGTTGAGATATCAGCCAAGTTGAACGCGGCACCGGCCACGGCAACAGTGATGACTATCAAGATGGTTTCAACCGACGGAGCGGACGACACAACGTATACATCAGGTAACACAGCAGGTGTCCCAGCAAATCCAAACGAAGCACCTGCCATGGTATTAGCACTGATCGAAGAGTACCCAACCAACGCACAGGGATTGGCATCGAACATACAGTCAAGTTCAAACGCACAAGTAAGTAACTCACAATCATAATAGATTAATTTTTTCCGGGTTGCAATACCACCATAATTACAGTATAATTGTAATATGGATATTGGCTCATTAAAAAAGGAATCTGACCTTTCCTTCGACGTTGCAGTTGCAAAACGCAACGCTCTGGAGAAAGCACATTCGAGACTTGTGGTGGTTTACCATGAACACATCTTTCGTGCAGATGCCCAAACAATCAATCTAGTGAAAACCTTAGAGGAAGTTCATTCTTCACCGTTCTACATTCTAGACACAAACAATAATCCGGTTGAAATCTCAGACCCAAAAGAGTTTCTTCACGTGTTAACAGAAAGGAACCAGGAGGCCATGAGATCATATCACCAGATGTCAAAAACATTTGCGAAGAGAAATGACTAAAGGCATCCTATTATTCTGTTTTGACACACCTGAAACAAAGTACCATAAGGTGCTTGAACGTTGCGTTGAGTTGTGTAATAGAAACCTCAAACTAGAAATAACTGTTGTAACAGACATTGAAACTTACAAAAGGATCAAGCCACTGGGATTCATCAATTACAAATTGATTGAACCCGAATTGGGAAACATTAAGAACGGTAAGCAATGGCGTAACGTGGACAGGCACATGGCGTATGAACTGTCACCCTATGACACAACACTGGTGATGGACATAGACTACTTCCCGTTCACGGACAATCTCAGGCAGTTCCTAGACACAGATTACGACTTCTTGGTGTCCAAGGAAGCATTTGATCTGACTAACAGGAACAGTTTTGATCTCAGACGCTGGAGCATGATAGACATGGTATGGGCAACAGTGCTTGTCTTCCGTAAAGGTGCGAAAGCCAAACGCATCTTTGACATGGTCAAGTATGTTAAAAAGTATTATGCATACTTCAATGAATTATACAGGGTGTACGGAAAAAATTTCCGTAATGACTATGCCTTTGCAATAGCATTAGAACAGGCCAACGGTTTCATCAACTACGACACATTGCCAATCCGACTGCCCACACTGCCACCTGACTGTGAGGTAGTGAAGTTCACAGACACGGGTGTGGCATGGCAGTACAAGGACAACATAAACTACACAGAAGACCAGGACGTGCATGTGCTTAACAAGGAGTTGATGTATGTCTAAAGGATTCCTATGGTTTGCACAAAACAATGAAAAAACTGACTACGTGGAGTTGTCTATAAAACTCGCGGAGAGTATAAAGAAACACAACAAGGAAAATAAAATTTGTGTGGTCACAGACGAAAAGAGCAAATTCGAACACGAGTCTGTTGATGTAGTAAAAGTGTTAGGAGATGACAATAGTGCGGATCATGGAATAAAATGGGCAAATGAATACAAAGCATTTTCGATCACACCTTTTACACACACAATCAAACTTGAAAGTGATATGCTGTGGACCACAAACACCGATTGGTGGTGGTACCATCTATGGCAACATGATCTTGTATTCAGTGTCGATTGTAGGGACTATAAGGACAACGTGATCAAGCACTCGCCTTACAGGGATCTATTTGTGAGGAACCATCTACCAAACATCTACAACGGAATGGTTTATTTTAGGAAAAGCGAATGGGCACAAAAATTTTTTAATCTAGCCGAGGACATAACAACTAACTGGAATGATGTGAAAACAAAGATGCTGATAAACTGTCATGACACCTATCCCAGCACTGATGTTGTGTATGCACTTGCCTACAGATTACTTGATCCAACGAACAACAAACTGATAGACTACGAATGGTTCAAGTTCCTACACCACAAGCCAGGGATCAACGGGTTGATGAACAAACGAGATCAAAACAATTATCTGTACACCAACAGGACAGGCGACAGTATATATTTGGGAGAAAAGAGAGTATCCAGGGTATGGCACTACTACGACAAGGAGTTACATGACAGGTATATTTGATGCACTGAAACAGATGCCCAAGAGGGAACCAAAAAAGTTCTTTGTGAAAGTGGAAGGCAAGGATTATGAGGTCTCCCTAGAGAAGAAGAAATGGGCAATGAACCAGGGCGAAGAGAACCTCATTATCAAGGACGGTGAGATAACAGTCAAGCCACCACCAAAATTAAAAACACAACACATGACACTGATAAAGGCAGAAAAAGGATACGTGTTCCAAGATAACGACATACACTGGCCTAGGGGAGTAGCAGAAGGGGGAGTCACATGGCAGATAGAACACGAGTAAGCGACCTAGACTTTGTGTACATCAGTTACATGGAACCCAACAAGGAACAGAACTGGGCCGACCTTAAAAACAAAGTACCATGGGCGAAACGTGTGGACGGTGTGAAGGGGTTTGACTCAGCACACAAGGCCGCGGCCGAGAAAGCAGAAACTGATTTCTTCATATCAGTGGATGGTGATAACATCATAGATGAAAAATTCTTACTAGAAACACTCGACTTCGAAAAAACTGACAGGAAAGCGGTACACAGATGGAGAGCAAAGAACAGCATAAACAACCTTGTGTATGGCAACGGTGGTTTAGTTGGTTGGGACAAGGAAACTTGCCTCAACATGCACACACATGAAAATGCAAAAGACAAGAAAGCAGAAATTGATTTCTGTTGGACAGTGAAACATGAAAACTTGCACAACTGTTATTCCACAAGTGTGATAAACAGTGAACCTTTCCAGGCCTGGATAGCAGGATACAGGGAAGGTGTAAAGATGAGTTTGAATCAGGGTGAACACATACAACCTGCAGAATTCATGAAGACCATCTGGGCACCTAATCTGAGAGTATTAAGCACATGGATGACCGTGGGTGCAGATGTGGAAAATGGCAAGTACGCCATGTTGGGTGCAAGGATGGGTTGTTACTCCACAACAGTGGACAGCAATGAATGGATACAAATAAGAGATTTAGATAAGATGGTGGACCTGTATGAGAATGCTGTGATACCTGAAAAAATTGATGAAGATTTAAAACTGTATGGAGAAAGCATAAGACAGAGAATTGATTTGCCTGTTGCCGACCTGGACGAATATCAGAGCAAGTTTATAAAATATGTCTATCCACCACACCAAAACAGAGGAGTGCAAGATCGTGAGTACAAGTGATTATAAATCAGATGCACTGAAGGCCAAGGAGAAACTGGCAACCGTGTCTCCCACGATGTGCCTGGCCAAATGGAACCAGACATCACTGCACCTGCCAACAGGACTGACGAATTCATGCTACCACCCACCACTGCACAAGATAGATGCAGAACAGGTAAAGAAGAATCCAGCCGCACTGCACAACACAGTGGAGAAACTGGATCAAAGATTCAAGATGCTTAATGGTGAACGTCCGGACGGATGTTCGTACTGCTGGAAACTGGAGGACACCGGTGAGATGAGTGACAGGCACTATCGTTCAGGTGAGCCTTGGGCCATGCAGGACTTTGAGCAGATTAGACAGAATCCAATGACGACTAGTTGGACACCGAGGTACGTGGAGGTCAACTTTAACAACGCTTGTAATTTCAAGTGCAGTTATTGTTCCCCACAGTTCTCAACAACGTGGGGCAAGGAGATTGACAGGTATGGCCAATATCCCACATCTCCTCCCCACAATGCACCAGAGCACTTCCAGGGCAGGAGGCGTCCCATACCCAACAGGGAGGACAATCCCTACGTGACAGCGTTCTGGAAATGGTGGCCCACACTGTACAAGAATCTCAAACACTTCCGTATGACCGGAGGAGAGCCCATGATGGATGTGAACACGTACAAGGTGTTCCAGTACATAATAGACCATCCCAAGGATGATCTTCACTTGAACGTCACAAGCAACATGTGTCCTCCCGACAAGAAACTGAAGGAGAAGTACTTCAACATGGCACAGGAGATCTGTATGCAGGAGAAGGTGGAACACATGATGCAGTTCGTGTCGGTTGATGCCTTCGGCAAACGTGCCGAGTACATACGTGATGGACTGGACTTCAACTACATGATGGACAACGTGGAGGAATTCCTGGATCGAATACCCTCGCGGAATTCAATCACGTTCATATGCACATACAACAACCTGAGCATAACGAGTATGGACAAACTGTTGGAGAAGATACTGGAACTGCGTACCAAGTACTCAAAGACCTATCAGAGGGTATGGTTCGACGTGCCACTGCTGAGACAACCTGCATGGCAACAGATAACGATGCTACCTGAGTCGTACCAGGCGATTCACGAGGCAAACATGGAGTACATGAAGGAGAATTCCGGAGAGGACAACGGGTTACACATATTCAAGGACTTCGAGATCCAGAAGATGCAGAGGAATCTCGCATACTGGCGCGAAAACGCGGACGCAAGTACGCAAAATAAAAAAAACTTTTACGCTTTTTTTAACGAACACGATCGCAGACGTCTCACAAGGTTCTTGAACACTTTCCCTGAGATGATAGATTTTTATGAGGAGTGCAGGAACGCATGAAAACAATAGGATTTTTTGGAGACAGTTTCTGTGCAAGTAATCAACCAGAGAGTTGGTGCAACATACTGCAACAGAAACTAGGCACAGACAGAATAAGATGGTTCGGTAATCCAGGTAAAAGCATATGGAGTGTATTCTTTCAGTATAACAATTTGATTAAAGAAAATAGAGTACCGGACATATCCATATTCTGTTGGACGGAACCCTATAGGCTTTATCATCCCAAACACATATTAAGTGCCAACACAGAACCACTCGAAGGAGTTGATCCCAACGTATACAAAGCATTAGACCAGTACTGGATTCATCTGCATAACTACGACAAAGATGAGATGGCGTACGAGTATGCACTGAAACACTATGATCAAAACATACTTTCCAAAGTTGACAGCGATATTGTGCAGATGTGGAGTTTCCGACCTTTCGAAACAGCAGACAAGGACGCAGGCATCAACCTGACAACTGGCAAGTTTATAGATGAAAGTATATATGCTTTCAGCGGAGGTAAGGACAACTGGGGCAAGGGTGATATCAATCACATGACCGTAGAACAAAACCAACAGTGGGCAGATAAAATTTACGAGGCGATGAATGAACGATCTTGAATATAAAAAACAAATACTAGATCCAAAGAGTGCAAGTTTCTGCGGAGCCAAGTGGTACAATGCCACCATATGGTTAGGCAGTGGTATGACCACAAGTTGTCACCATCCACTTCCGCACAAGATTGATCTAGAAGCAATAAAAACAAATCCAAGTGCAATACACAACACAGTACAAAAGAAAGCAGAACGTAAACAGATGCAGTGTGGAGACAGACCAAAAGGTTGTGAATACTGCTGGAAGATAGAAGACATTAAAAGAGATAACATCAGTGACAGGGTATACAAATCAAAAATATTCACAAATGAGGCGTTGGATGAAGCACACAAGGCAGATCCAAACACAGACTGGAATCTTAAAACATTAGAAATAGCATTTGATAGGACTTGTAACTTTGCTTGTACATACTGTAATCCTGCATTTAGTTCTACATGGGCAAACAATATAAAGAGGCAAGGACCATACACAGACATGACAACCGACGGGCGAAATCACTTTACACACAGTCATGAAAGTGCAGAACCATACAAGAAGGATGAGACCAATCCGTATGTTGAAGCATTCTACAAATGGTGGGAAACAGATCTACACAAAAGCCTAGATGAATTGAGAATAACAGGCGGAGAGCCAATGATGTCACCTAACTTGTGGAGACTGCTGGATTGGATAGAAACACAAGGTGACAAAATGAATCCTAATATGACTCTCGCAATAAATTCTAATTTGGGTGCAAAGCAAAGCATCATTGATAGATTCAAGACAAAATTAAAGAAGTTTGATAACTTTGAATTGTACACTAGTTGTGAAGCAACATTTGGACAAGCAGAGTACATCAGGGACGGATTGGTATATGGGGACTGGCATTCTAACTTCTTGCACATGATGGTAGACAAAGTTCCACGTGCAATCCACAATATGTGTACTATAAACGCACTGTGTCTAGAGTCACTGCCTCAACTGTTAGAGAAAATGATATGGTTTAAAAACGCAAGTAAAGTGTACGGACCAGAAGTAAATTTCACATTGAACATATTGAGGTTTCCGAGCTTCCAATCACCGCTTGTACTACCGGATGACCTAAGAAATAAATTTAAGGGCGACTTGGTAAAGTTTTTAAATAGTAATGAAAAGCATTTAGAACACATGGAAATTAATCAAACACAGAGACTAATTGACTATCTAGATGTTGTGAAGACCCCACACGCAGGGGCGGCCGAACAGAGTAAACTACAAAAAGACTTTAAAGCATTTTACAGTCAATACGACAAAAGATCAGGAAGAGACTTTGAAAAAACTTTTCCAATAATAGGAGAATGGTACCGTGGCATATGAGTACGGGGCGAAAGAGCCCGAGAAACTAAAAATTAAGGACATGACTCCTAGAGAAAAGGAGTTATTGATAGAGAGTGATACTTTCTGTATGCTACCATGGATGCATCTTCATGCATATCCAGACGGTAGGGCATACCCTTGTTGTTTTTCATTTGATCCATACCCAGTTGGAGATCTTAACAAAGAAAGTTTACAGGAAGTATTCAACGGTGACAAAATGAAAGAAATGCGGGTTAGGATGTTGAATAATAAGAAATCTCGTGAATGTATGAAATGTTATGATCAAGAGAAATCTGGATTTTTTTCTCTACGTCTAAGTTCCAATAAGCACTTTGGACATAATATACCTTTGGTGCACAACACACTGCCAGACGGTGAAGCGGACTTTGTGATGAAGTACTGGGATATACGTTTCTCAAATTTATGTAACATGGCCTGCAGGAGTTGTGGTACATGGTTCAGCAGTAACTGGTACGAAGATCATAAAAAATTAACAGGCAGTCCGCCACCACATGCCAAGGTAATGAAAGTGGGAAGGTCTACAAACGATATGTGGGAACAAATGTTAGAATCATTTGAACATACAGAACAGTTTTACTTTGCAGGCGGCGAACCTATCATAATGGAAGAGCATTACAGGATATTGAAAGAATTAGACAAACGTAAAATGTATCATGTGAGATTGATTTACAACACAAACTTCAGTAGAACAACATTTAAGGATATTGATGTTTTTGAACTATGGAACAAATTCGACTCGGTCTCAATCGGGGCGAGTCTAGATGCCGAAGGCCCTAGGGCAGAACTTATGCGTAAAGGAACTGTGTGGAAAGAAACAGTGGCAAACAGGAAACGTATGATGGAAGTTTGTCCACAGGTAGATTTCTACGTATCATCGACGGTGGGACTAGTTAATAGTTTGCACGTGACTGATTTCCATAAGAGTTGGGTAGAGCAAGGGTTGATTAAACCTGCAGATTTCAACTTCAATCTTTTACAACATCCAATATGGCAAAGGATGGACATACTACCACCAGAATATAAACAGCAGGTCAAGGAAAAATACGAGTTACACATAGAATGGTTGAAAGATAAAGATCCATTGACAAGGGCAACCAAAGGATACGAATCGGCGATCAACTGGATGCTTGAAAAGGATAATCAAAAACACCTAGATCAGCATATTGAACAAACAAAGAAATATGACAAAATGAGGAATGAGAACACATTAGACGTGTTCCCAGAATGGAAAGAACTGTTTGACAAGTATGACAAGAATAAAACCTAAAGACGGCAACAAAACATTCTGCATGGCACCGTGGACACACACGTACCTTTCACCTCAGATGGAAAGAAGGCTGTGTTGCAGTTCGAGAGAATCATCTGAAAACTTTAAACAGTACATAGACACAATAGATCCAAAAGGACACAATGATAAGATTAATCTAACAACACTGGAACAGCATTGGAATTCAGATTACATGAAAAGTGTTAGATTGAAATTGTTGGCAGGTGAGGAGATACCACAGTGTGCTGTGTGCAATCACAAACTGCTGAACGAACAGGTATACAGACAACACTTCAACTGGTTGTACAAAAACAAGATCGATGAGGCATTTGACAGCACAGACGAAACAGGTGCCACAACAATGCAGACAGAAAGTTTTGACTACAGGTTCTCAAACCTATGTAACTTCAGTTGTAGGATGTGTGGTGACATGTTGAGCAGTAGTTGGGAGACCGAAAATAAAAAACACGGAAAAGGCGACTACGACAATTACAGGATCTGGGGCAGGAAAGACATCAAAGCACAACTAGAAAAGTTTCACGATCAGCAAGTGGTAAAAGAGTTCACACAGGCGGTCGAAGAGAAGCGTATCACCGAATTGTACTGGTGCGGTGGGGAACCTCTGATGTGGAAGATACACTGGGAAGCGATGAAGAGGATTGTTGAACTAGGTTATCAAGATCAAGTGTTAGCAAGGTATAACTCCAACATGAGTAGAATTAATTTTTACAAATACAACTTGTTTGATGATATATTAAAACATTTTCCAAATTGGCAAATATGTGCGTCGATCGACGGAACAGGAGAAGTGGGAGAATACATCAGGACTGGATTGAAGTATGACGAATGGAAAGCAAACATGAAATATGGACTACAATTTGTAAAACAGCAGAATCAAAGGATGCAGTTGGATCTGACAATCACACTACCAGGGTTGTTTGATTTGGAAAACATGGTATTGTTGAGTAATGAATTAAACATCGAATTGCTGACAAAACAAGTTTTTAATTTCTCCAATGACAATGCAATGGCACCATTGTTCATGCCATATGATATAATGAGTGAGATAATAGACGATGCGAGAGAGAAGACTATCAAGTACAAGAATAGGAAGTTAAACAACTTCTTTGGACAGTTGGACGAGATGCAAAAACAAAAAAGGAATAACGAACTTGTATATGATGAGGAAACATACAAGCAAGGCCAGAAGCAAGGCAAGGGAGAAGTCGAACGTCTAGATAGGATCAGAGGCACAGACATTAAAAGGATATTAGCAAAAAACAAAAAGGCATTAGAGTGGTGGACAAGTATATAGATTCAAACATATGTCCATTACCTTGGACACATTTAGAAGTTGATGTAAATGGTGGAGCATCGCCTTGCTGTCTGTACAAGGGTAGTATTCCTGACGTTAAGGTGTATAAACAAAGTCTAAAGTCCATACAGCAAACAGAATACATGGAAGTTTTAAGAAAGAAATTCAAGGACGGTGAACGTCCTAAAGGTTGTCAAAGTTGTTGGCAAGAAGAAGATGCAGGCAAAACTTCCAAAAGGCAAAATTCGATCTACAAAATGCGTGGTAGTTTACAAAACTGGACACCTAATAGCGAGCCAGCACTAAAGTTTATTGACTTTAAGTTGGGCAACGTGTGTAATTTAAAGTGTAGGATATGTGGATCGTGGAGTTCCTCGAAATGGGCTCAGGAAGAAATAGACTATGAAACAGCCAAAGGAGGAGACAATCCTGTCGCCAGAAAGCAACTCAAGGAAGGTGGATGGCCAAAACGTAACCCACAATTTTTTGAGGAGTTACAGGAGGATCTGAAACATGTGGAGTACTTCGAATTCACAGGCGGCGAACCGTTCATGATCAAAGACCACTTCAAGATACTGATGCACTGTGTTGAAAAAGGATATGCAAAGAACATAGACATACACTACAACACAAATGGCACGCAGTTGCCACCACAGTCGATATTTGACCTATGGAGTTATTTCAAACATGTCGAGATAGCATTCAGCATAGACGACGTGGGAGAGCCTTTTGAATATCAGAGACATCCTGCCAAGTGGAGAGAAGTAAATCAGAATCTTGTCAAGTTCAAGGAAATGAGAACTCCTAACATGGACTTCCAGATATGCTCCACAGTCAATATATTCAATGTGTTCAACTGGGCCAAGATGGCACTATGGGTGGCACAATTCCAACCTAAGTTTTTCTATGTGAACACCTGCTTTGATCCAGACGTGTTTAACATACAGACACTGCCACAACAGGTCAAAGACATAGTCACAGACAGATACAACATGCTCACGGACTATCAACCCAGCATACGGTTTATGAATGCCGCTGACAGGGACACACCTGAGATCAGAGAACAACGTAAGGCAAGGATATTACAGACAGACAAGTACAGGAAAGAAAATTTTGGAGATATGTTTCCACTTCTAAATAAGGTATTAAAGATATATGAGTGATAAATTTATACAGAAAAAAATAATAGCAGGAGGTTGCAGTTTCACGTTTGGCAATGAACTCAGTGATGACGTGGGAGGAAATGCACCATCTAAAAAAACATGGGCGTATAAGTTAGCCAATCAATTCAGTCCAACTGACACTTACGTCTGTACAGCGGTTCCTGGTAGCGGTAACTCGGGAATAGCACGTGCAGTTTTCAATGAAATATCCAAATATCCAGCAGAAGAGATAAGGGGAGTTTCCGTGATGTGGAGTTTCCTGTCTAGGTACGATTGGGCCATGCCGCGACACAGACTGCTAGAGGATTCACGATGGACGACCATAAGTCCATGGGATACCAGCATCAACAATGATGAGAAGGTTAAGATCACAGCATCATCACAGGTGCAAACAGACTGGTGGAAGGATAGGAATGCACTGTTACAAGAGACAGGAGTCAAACCCTTCGCAGAATCGATCTACAAACACGCCGCCAATCAATACCACGAGACCTATTTGAGTTGGAAGAGCATAATTTGGTTACAGAACATATTGGAAAAGAAGAAAATACCATTCATGTTCACACTGGCGGACAACACCCTGTTCTACGATGTGTTTGATCACCACAAGGATCAGGATCCATTCATGACTGCACTACACAGTGAAATTGATTTTACCAAGTGGTTCAGTTTTGGAGAACGCATGATGGGATTCAACCAATGGGCAACGTTGAATGATTACGAGTATGCTACGACACATCCACTAGACAAGGCGCACGAAGATGCTATAATATTAATGTTGCCGACTTTTAAAAAACTGATAGGAGAAAAATAATGTTCAAATGGTTTAAAAAGATGATCAACAAGATCAGGGAAGAAATTCGTTACAGGAAAAGACTGAAAGAACTTAAGAAAAAAGACCCATTCATATACAAATAGGATGTTGAACAAGAAACCTAAATTTGAACTGGTGGAGTTACCCTACATCGACGTGTCAGAGGATCCTGTGAGACCGGAATTGAGTCTAGAGTTCAGACAGGCGTACGGCAGGAAGATATACGGTATCAAGGACGAGGAGGGTGACATCGCCGCGGTGATGTGTTTCGCATTCACACACGGCATACCCAAGAGCGTTGAGGAGATGGATGCCATGAGCCGGGACGCCGCCATGCAGGCCATACACAGGGCGGGGGTGCAGGGTTCGATAGCGATAGCATACACGGTGTGGGCCAAGAAGAAGGGTGGAGGAAAGCACATAGTGAACGAGGTGTACAAGATGATCAAGGGATCACATCACATAGATAGATTGATAACACTGTCACCATTGACAGACATGGCCAGGAAGTTCCACTTGAAGAACGGAGCCAAGGAGGTGCAAGTGAATCTGACCACGCAGAACTTCGAATATAATGTGGAATTGTCCGAATGGGAGAAGTTCCGAGACAAGGCCAAACGGGTGTTGAGGATAGCATAAAATGAGAATACTAGGTATCAACTGCATGAACCATGACGCATCCATGAGTGTGGTGGATGGCAGGGAGATATTATGGGCCGCACACAGTGAACGTTATTCCAAGGTAAAGAATGATCACTTCCTGAACTGGGCAATAGTAAACGAAGCAATGACTTATGGTCCATTTGACAAAGTGGTATACTACGAGAGACCTTGGTTGAAGAAAACAAGACAATTCTACGCAGGACAATTTGGTACTGCTTTAAGTTACACGGAAATGCCACAATGGCACTTGGATCACTTTGGGATAAAGATTGATGAGTATGTCAAACATCATGACTCACATGCCGCGGCAGGATATTTCACATCACCATTCAAAGATGAAGGTGCAACCATACTGACTGTTGATGCGATAGGAGAATGGGAGACTGTCAGCATATCCACTGCTGACAAAGTTTGGATTGACAGGAAAGAGACCCTCAACTATCCACACTCGGTGGGCATACTGTATTCAGCATTCACATATCGTTGCGGACTTAAACCTGCAGAGGAAGAATACATCCTGATGGGCATGGCCGCATATGGCAAGCCCATATACAAAGATGACATATACGAGGACTTCGTGCACCAGTCTCCATTCAAGATGAAGAAGAACTTGCACAGGGGATTGAGCGACTGGCATCCAGAAGCAGATGTCATGGACATTGCCGCGAGCATACAGGCAGTCACGGAAGAGATACTTGCAGACCTCTTCCTGAGGGCATCCAAGTATGGCAGTCGGAATTTGGTATACGCTGGCGGGGTAGCATTGAACTGTGCCGCCAACAGGACACTGGCGAACCTAGGATTGTTTGACAACATATGGATCATACCCAACCCGGGAGATTCGGGATCAAGCCTAGGTTGCATAGCGGCCTCAGAAAAAATACATCTAAATTGGAAGAGTCCATTCCTTGGACACAACATAGATGGTGAATATCCCGTGGACGCAATCATAAAAGAATTGAAGGAAAATAAAATGGTGGGCGTAGCAAATGGCAGAGCAGAGTTTGGACCGAGGGCACTTGGTAATAGATCACTATTAGCAGACCCCAGGGGTGAGGACATCAAGGATCTGGTAAATGGTATTAAGCGAAGACAGAAGTTCAGACCGTTTGCTCCTGCCATATTAGAAGAGGATGTAAACGACTATTTTACCCTACCTACCGGCGTCAAAAACACCCCTTATATGCAATACACAGCGGCGTACACGCATGGTAATGACTGTCCTGCCATATTGCATTACGATGGCACATCTAGGGTGCAAACCGTATCAAAAAGCGACAATGAAGGGTTTTATGAACTTCTCAAAGCATGGAAAAAGCAGACAGGTTGCCCCATACTGCTTAACACCAGCCTCAACATAAAGGGACAGCCTATTGTGAATGATCGTGAAGATGGTCGAGCGTTCACCCGCAAGTATGGTGTAAAGGTGCTAGGATGAGATACCTACTCTTGTTATTATTGCTTGTGGGTTGTGGCATTAAACCCAACGCGAGTTGCAGTGTGGATTTGGATAAGGAAACAATGAAGGACGTCACTGAAAGTTGTGTGAAGAATCCAACCGTGGGAATCAAGAAGGAGTTCTAATGATAAAGTTCGGTGGAGTGGATAGAATCTATGACGCCTACAGTTGGCGTATCACACGTAGAGCCAAGGAAGTATGGAGATCGGGCAACGTCATAAGCAGTAGACACACCGAGGGATCCGTACTAGACAAGTTCGAAACGGCAGTGGCCAAGTACACAAAAAGGAAATTTGGAATAGCAGTGGGCAGTGGTACAGATGCACTGTACTTTGCTCTGAGGGCCAAAGGCATAGGACCAGGAAGTACCGTGTTGTGTCCTGCTGTAAGTTATCTAGCGACTGCAGAAGCAATAAAAAGAACAGGTGCAATAATACAGTTTGTGGACGTTGACAACAAAGGGTTGATAGCGAAACTCCCTGACTTTGGACTACCCAGTGCTGTGGTATACGTAAACCTTTTCGGAAATCTTGCAGAGTACAGCACATTGAAGGAATACTGCGTGAAAAGACGAATACCTCTGATAGAGGACGCGGCACAAAGCCTTGGCAGTTATTACAACAAAGTTCCAAGTGGAAAACTTGGTGACATCAGTTCTTTAAGTTTTGCACCCAGCAAACCATTGCCTTGTTTTGGCAACGGCGGAATGGTTCTCACAGACAGCCAAGAAGAAGCGGACATGATCAGAAGCCTAAGATACCATGCAGTGGGCACAGGAAAGTTGGAGTATGGGTACAACTCTTGTCTCGGCAATGACCATGCAAATATTTTAAATTTTTTATTATCAAAATACAAAAACATACAGGCAAAAACAAAAAAAGTACGTGGGTGGTATGAGGACAAGTTATTAGACATGGGAATAAGTTCAATACAAACAAGCAACGGAACAGTATCAAACAATCATAAACTTGTTGTAAAAGTCGATGACAGGGATGGCCTCAAGAATTTTTTGGATAAAAAAGGAATACAAACACAGGTGCACTATCAACAACCTATGTCTAAAATGAAGATGTTTGACACAGGACAAGAGATGCCGAATGCTGAAAAGTTTTGCACAAACGTGTTGTCGTTGCCGATACATCCTTTCTTGAAAAAAGCGGAAGTTCTTTATGTGTGTAAATGCATTGGAGAATACTATGGCATTTGATAGTGTACAGGTAAGATTCAGAGATGTAGGAGATTTCAAATCTCCATTCGCCGGCACCAGGGTAGTTCCTTTTGTTGGAAGTTACCTTGAAATCCTAAGAAGCATAGTTGATGATGTGACCACAGAGTATTTCTGGTTCTTTGCCAACTTCATGGACTTGAAAACCATAGACACAGATTATATTCCAGAGCAACACGAAAGCAAACAGATACACGTCTGGTACAACACACATCCAAAAGGTGGCAGTAACAAAGAAGGCAATGTTTTCTTAATTCCAACTAAAGAATTCAAAAAGCAAATACACGATTTGAAATATCTGAGAGACTACAAGGACATAAACTATCATGCACATGACAACCTGTTCCAGCAGTTGCTTCCAAAAACTGCTTTCAAATTGAAGAATCCATACAAGGTATATGAAACAAATGAATGTTTCTATTCATGGTTGTACAATAAGGACCTTGATATATCTGTGATACCAGATTTCTACCCAAGTTTTTGGGAGGATATCAAAATGTATTCATGGGGTAAAACAAAAGATGTCATGCTGGTGCCCAAACAAAAGGATGTCATACAGTTCTATGATATACCAAGGAGTGTGCATTATGATCTAGAATACGCAGTCAAACCCATGGACATAATATTCATATCATATGATGAGCCAAGTGCTGAAATCAGATACAACAAACTCAAAGAACGTTTTCCCAGGGCCAAGTGGTGCAAAGGAATAAAAGGTCAAACATTGGCCTATGTAACGGCCGCCACCATGAGTGAGACAGATTATTTCTTTGCAGTATTTCCTAAGAACGAGTTGGCAGATGATTTTGATTTCAATTTCCAACCAGACAGAATGCGTAATCCTTGCCATTACATATTCGACTGCTACATACCTTCGATAGACCTACGTTACGGTTGGGGAGGTGTGATACTTTACAATAAGGATCTAGTACTGAAGACAACAAAACCTAGTCTTGATTTTACAATGAGCCAGGCACACCATTCTGTGCCTTTGTTGTCTGCCATCAGCAACTGTAATGAAACTCCATTACTTGCTTACAGGTCATCGTTCAGGGAAGTGATCAAGTTGTTACAGATGAAACCAACTGTTGAATCACAATTCAGATTGAGGAAATGGACCACACTAGGTAGCGGTGACAATGCCGAATGGTTGCACAGAGGTGCCATTGATGGCAAGGAATATTATGAAACACACAAAGACGATTACACCAAACTAATGTACTCTTATGATTATGAATGGATCAAGGATAAACTTAAATCGTCGTACCCAACTGAAACTTGGGATTAATATCTAGATTATCGAAATAGAACGGTTGCTTCAAGAACCAATTTATGTACTTGGGAATGCCGTCTTCTATGTCTATTGTAGGATTAAAATTCATCATGGTTTTTGCCTTGTCGCTGTTCAAAGTATCTCTGTTAGGATAGAACGTGTCGTGTGGTTTTGTTATTATTTTTCCTATTCCTAATTTTGATCGTATTATCTCTGCCGCATCAATTATCTTTCTACCATTACCTCTGGTACAGTTGAAGGTTTCGTTGACTACTTCGTTGGTTGTTGCTAGGGCAAAGTATTGTGCTACATCTAACACATTTGAAAAATCCAATTTGTTTTCTGGACCTTGCACAGTCATTTCTCCTGTTGTCAGCACATTCTTTAACAATTGGCTGATCACTCTTGTTATTGTGTCCTTCTCTCCGTACAATGCAGATGGTCTCATGATGATGTAATCAAGTCCGTGTTCTCTGTGCCATATCTTGCACATTATCTCACCTTGCCTTTTGTATGATCCATAAAGTGTGTTCGGCTTTGGCACAACATTTTCGTCTGGTATCTTGTTATCGAACTCTCCGTATACCATACTGCTTGAAGCATACACTATTTTTTCAACCTTGTGTTTAACACATAAGTCTAAGATGTATGCAGTAGCAGTGACCATGTTGTTGGTTGCGTCTAATACATTTCTTTTGACCATTCTTGCGTTTGGATATGTGGCCACGTGTATAACTCTGTCTGGTTTGAAATCTTCAAATGTTTGTTCCATGAACTGTACGTTCTCTATTTGCCCGATGTATTCTTTGTCCGTGCTAGTGATTGATTTTCTTTGTGATAAAATAGGATGGTATTCCCAATCAGGAAATGTGTAGTATTGATGATAACAATCAACTATTCCTATTGTGTGTCCTTCTGCTTTTAATTGTTGGCATATGTGGCTACCTATAAATCCGTATCCGCCTAGTACTAATATTCTCATATTGTTCTCCATTTGCATTCAAAGGCTTCTGCATATTTAGAGTTGGTCATCTGTGCCCTGTATGCCGCAAGTCCTTTTATGTTGTGTAATAGTGTTTCTGAAAAATAACTGTCATAGCAACTTACAAGTTCTATTTTTTTATCGATATGATCAGATATGTCTACAAACACGTTGGGGTTAAATTGTTTGTTTTTATTGCTGTAAGGTCCGCCCTCCATCAACCAAAATTCACCCTGCCATCTACGCAAAGAAGAATTCACTATGTGAAAAGTGTTCACATGATCTTGATGATGATCACCAGGACTGTGTGTTATGATGAGATCATAATTGCCATCGTACACAATGTCATCCATGACTTTTACGAATTTGCTGTTCCATGTGAGTACAGGTCTTCCGTCCTCGTCTGTGGGATTTTTAAGTATGTTAAATTTGATACCGAAAAGTTCTTCAGATTTCTTGTACTCCTGTTGCATCTTTTCTTTGTCTCTCCAGACACTGGGTTTTGGTGCGTTGTCATCCCTGCAGACTACAATGTCAATGTGAGAGCCTTGTGCCTGGTATTTTAATAATGTACCAGAACAACCTAACTCCACATCGTCTGGATGGGCACCTATGGCTAATATTCTTTTGAAGGACATATGACCTCTCCTGTCTTTAAACTTTTCTCCATACACTCCACAATGTATGTAACTCTTTTTGTGTGGGCGATGTCCGAATCTGGTAATTTGTCTTCTTCACAATAATCTATGAATGCTGTAATTTGTCTCTGCAATGAAGTCTCTGTGTTCTCAAAACTTCTATTTTTATCCATGTGTTGTATCTGTCGACCATCCTCTATCGTTTGACTTATCCACCTGCTTTTATTCTGTGCATCATTCCAAATCAGTGTGCCTTTGTCTGTGATAACACTGACATCTCTAACTTTTTCATGATAGTACCAACCCATCTGCAGATGCACAGTTACTTTGCCATATCTTAAATCGCAATTTACGAAATCTGGTTGTGGCTGTCTTATAACATGAACACCTTTGCAGTGTATTTCGTCTGGCATAGCGCCTAGTAGGTTATCCAGTATGGCTATGTCGTGTGGTGCATAGTGTAGGATTGGGTTGATGTCTTTCTGCATTCTACCCCATGCCAGTCTACGATGCTCTATGTGTAATATCTCTTTGTCTACCACTATCTGCTTCAGGTAGTCAAAATGTTCGTTGTATAATAGTATGTGTCCGGCCATGAATTTTGCATTGGCAGTGTAGGGTGTTATCTCGTTGCATTCTGCCATGTTCATGAATGCAGGTTTTTCGACCAAAACATTGATGCCTTTTCTAAGCATCATTTTTGTAATGTCTTTATGTGTTGACGCAGGAGTGGCAATAATAACACCGTCTATAAGGCTAGGCACGATACCGTCAAGACGATCATTTATATCATAAAGAGTAACAGGCAGTTTCATTTTTTTGACCGTGTCGACTATTTTACTTCCCCAATATCCTGTACCAATTACTGCTAATCTCATTATACCTGTTGCCATTGTTCGTTTATTGTATTTGTCGATTCTTTGACTGCTTTTATTATACTGCTAACCTCTTTATCTGTCAAATACTGATGCACAGGAATAGCCAAGGACTCACGACTACAATATTCTGCATTAGGATATGAACCTTTGTCTTTGTATGTTTCTGTCTTGTGTAAAGGAATAGGATAATATCTTCTTGACTGTATTCCTTTAGCCAATAAAGTTTTTTCAATTACATTAATATTCTTGTGTTTTATTACGTATTGGTGGTATACGTGTATGCTATTAGTATTTTGCACAGGTATTTCAACGTCTTTATGTAGGTTTCCATTGTATTGTGTTGCTATGTCTCTGCGTCTAGCATTGTGTTTATCCAGTTCGGGTAGTTTGTTGAGAAGTATTTCCGCCTGTATAGAATCCATTCTCGCATTCCATCCTACCATGTTCATGTTGAACCTATCAGATTGTCCGTGGTTTCTTAGTTGTCTGATAATTTTTAAATATTTTTCGTCGCCAGTAACAGCACCCGCATCTCCCCAACAACTTAAATTCTTTGTGGGATAGAAACTAAAACAGGTCAGATCAGAGATGCTTCCAACCCTTTTGCTTTTATAGAAAGCACCTGTACTCTGTGCAGAATCCTGTATCACGGGCACATTAAATTTTTTCAATTCGTCTATGTCACAGACATTGCCATAAAGATCCACACCTATTATCGCTTTTGTTTTTTTACTGATCTTTTTAGCAACTTCTTTTGGATCTATGCACATGTCATTGAGGGATATGTCCACGAACACCGGTGTTGCACCAACCTGTCTTATGACTTCTACCGTGCTCACCCATGTGTACGGTACCGTGATCACTTCGTCTCCTGGACCAACTCCCAATGCCAGCAGTGACAGTTGTAATGCAGAAGTGCAAGAACTCACTGCGACACATTTTTCTGCTCCACAGTAATCTGCGAACTGCTGTTCGAATTCTTTCACTGCAGGTCCGTTGATGAAACTTTTTGATTCCCATGTCTTGGCAAACGCCTTTGATGGGTTCTTAAGTGTACTCTCGTAGCCAAATCCAGATAGTGAAATCATCTTTTGAAAGTTTTAGACATTAATAAAGAAGTTCTTGATTCCATGTCTCGTTTGAGACTCGGTATATCGAATTTCATATCAACAGTCTTTATTTTGATGTAGTTTTGTTCTATTGTTTTTTTGAGGAAACGTGCAATGACGTTTTGATTTTTCTTTTTAAGTTCCTTGGCTATGTCGTAGTGTATGGTGACGTTGTTCTTTAGTATGATGTTGACATACAACAGGTACTTGACCGGCATGTTCTGGAAGTGTAAACCATCCAGTACCTCCGGCCATTCCTTGACGAAATCTCTCGTCAACTGTACCCATGTACTATTCTTTGGCGGTTGTCTTTTTGGCATCCGCTTTTTTAGTAGTTTTCTTAGCAGGTGCCTCTGGATCTTTTGCAAGGTCCTTGACAGAGATGCCTTTTTCTTTTGCTATAATCTCGTTCAATTTGTTCAACAAGATTCTACCATCCTTTTCGTTACCGTATGTGACCATTATTTGATTGGTCTTGAACTTCTTGATGTAGTTGTCGTTGTGAAGCATAGACAACATGTTAGTTCCATCTGGGAACGTTTGTCTGCTGGCGTAGTCGGCAAATTCATCTGCATCCTGTCCACCATCTGATTCAACTGCTTTCATCAAAGCATTGTGGTATTGGTCAGGTAAGAATTTTGTACCAACCACTAGGCAGTTGTCTGCCTCACCTGGTACTGTCCTGTACATGATCACCACTTTTGCCTTAGACTCGTCCGCAAGTTCTCCTATGTGCTTATAGTGTCTCTTTGGACCTGTCTGACCATCGCCTGCCTGTCCGGTGTTGTCACCCATTGGCATGGCCTGGTCGTTCACATTCATTAGTGTTGCCATATTATTTTCCTTCCGCAGTCGCTGGTGCTTCTGCTCCCTCAGGTTTTTGTTCTGGTGCCACTTTGGCTAAGAACGCCTGTAGTTTGTTGTATAAGAATCCAACACCTGCCATTTCATTGGCCTTGAACGCACCCCTAGTGGATGCCACGTCAAGTATGGTAGATAGATTCTTCAAGTCGCCTATTGACAAAGCAGTTGGATCCGGTTGTGGAGCCTGACCTGCCGCCGCCTGTGGTTGGGCCGTCGCCGTTCCAGTTGGTGCACTAGCAGTCGCCTTGCTTGGCTTCTTTAAGTTTTTCTTTTTGGTTGCCATTTATTTCTCCTAATTGCAATTGGTATTAATATACGTATATTATACTATAATGTACTTAAGGATAGCAACCGCTTATTTTGGACTATCTGAGCCTTTAATACTTCAGCAACGTGTTGATATATTTGGTGTACATGGCCTGATCGAACTCATGTTTGTTCTTCTTTTTGGTAATACAGTCTAGCAGATTTGGATCAACTATTTCCAACATTTTAGTTTGAATAGTACCGTGGAATGCGTTTTGTAATAGGTCCTCAATACTCAAATGCAAGACATGTTTTAAAATTTCCAAATCCTTATAAGGACTCCAGTAAGTTGTTTTTTCAAAAGTCCACCAAAGGAAAGATCCTCTTATGATTTCAAATATTTTCTTGTATGCTGATTTTTGATCCACTATCTCTTTGGTAATTTCCTGCCAACTAGATTGTCTCTGTTCCATGTCTTCACACAGATGTTCGTAACAATACGAACCTTCAAATCTTTTAAATTCTTGCTTGAGGTCTATGTTTTTGCTTTTACATAATACCGCAAGTGGAAGGTAATCCCTGAAGAAGTATTGATCGCCCATCCATCCATGTGCGAGAGTCACGGGTGTTTCTCCCCAGGTGTGACCATATCTAGTCCATGGTCCATTTTCTTTCTTAATCTTTTCTCCATTTTTCCAACGGAAGTAGGTCCATTTTTTGTACTCGTAATCTATCACTTCGAAGTTGGCATTGTTCTGTTTTAGTAATGCTATCATCAATGTGCTGTCGAGACCTCCTGTGGGCACTATCCTGATGGGATCTTTGCACTTCAATATGTAGGTGGACACAGAATTGTTTAGGATGTCCAATGTTTTGTCTGTTGTTGAATTGATGTCTTTTTGTTCACCGGGCACAAAATCTATTCCCTTGTACTGCGAATTGATCACATTGTTCTCGCAATCTATTTGTAAGGATGTATCGGGCCAGGCAGTGTCTTGGTGTTTTGTGAGGTTTGTGATAACAACCTTGCCCCGATCAAAGTATATGGGAAATTCTCTGGTGTTGTCGGTCACTATGTAAATCTTGTTATTTTTTTGTATTATTGCAGTAAATGATCCGTGTATAGGTTCTGGATTTTCTGGATTTAGAGAGATCAAACAAGCAGGCAGGTCTTGATATGCATAACCTTTGTAAATGATTTTTCCATATGTGCCATCAATTTGCGACCAACCCAGATCAGTGGATAAAACGAAATTGTTCATCTCAAAGTGTTTTGGAAAATCTATGTTAGACTGTTGTGCTAATTCAAAATACATACCTAATTTTACAACTATTATGTATTATCTGCAATGGTTATTTTGAGTACTTTTGAGCTATGCCGTATAATCCAAAGAGTGTGAGGTCTCCCGGATCTTCAAAACCTAGAACAGTGACAGATCTAGAAGTATCGCCTTTATATGTAATATCCTTGGTAATTGAATATCTGCCATGGCAGTTCTCATAGATCCATTTACGCATCTGTTCCACATCGGCGTCGTGAGCCTTTACCACGGTGTTAACAAAGTGAGGTGGTAATATGTCTAGTTCTCTTTTAAAAAAATTATTTGGATTGATCTTCATGTCAAGTAACTCCACAGTGCTATTGTCAGCAATCCAAAGCACATGATAGAGATGGATACCTCATTCATGAACCAGTCCTTGAATGTTTCCCAAAGTAGCCTAATCATCGTACTGTACCGTTAGTCCGAAAGGTGCCTCTATGTCCCTCTCGTATGGGTTGTTGATCAAGAATATGGTGTCACAATAGTCAGGATCACCCCAACTGTCAAATGGCCAACCGTCCGTGAACATCACGAACTTCTTGGGCTCTATGCCTTGATCCTTCATGTATCTCCAGTTGCACTCGAACTCCGTACCACCACCTGAACCCAGTTTGTAGTCCAACAACTCGTCCGCGTTGTCCGGTGTGAACACCACAGGGTTGAACACCTCTGTGTCAAAACTCCAAAGATGTATCCTGAAGTCCTTGTACTGATCCATTATGTTTTTAACCTCTGTCAAGAACTCAGTACACTGTTCATTACTGATACTACCACTGGCATCAAGTGCCAAGCAGATGTCGATCATCTCGTCGTTGTTCTGTCCCGGCAGTATCGCAGATGTGTGCCAGCTCTTCCTAGATGGTCTCATCCAAGTGTAGTCCGACTTGATCGTGCTCATGATCTGTTGTTGTAGTATCTCCCTCCAGTCCATCTTTGGCTCTGTGAGTTGTGATACCAATCTCTGTAATGCGCCTGGTAGGTTGCTGGCACCTGTTGATTGTGCCGCCGATACCATCGCTTCTTTGACTTCATCCCTGATCTTCTTCAATTCTTCTTTGGTGTAGACAGGCTTGCCTTTGCCACCCTTCTTGCCATCCTTGCCGTCCTTGCCTTGACCGTCACCTTTGCCCCACTCCTGGTGATCGTCCATTAGCTCGCCAAGTTTCTCCAACATCTTCTTGCCGTTCTTCTTGGCCTGTTTGTAGATGTCATCATATATTCTTTCTGATGCCCAGTCCTTGTACTTGTCGTCCTGGAAGCCTTTGTTCTCACCTTTCTTGCCCTTGGGCATCTCACCGATGTTGCTGTCTTTCAATATCTGGTTAACGGCATAGTCCGCCGCGATGTTCCAAAGTTGTGGATCCCTGTCACCAATCCTTACCAGCATGTGTTCGAATACATTGTGCAACACTTCATGTCCAAACAAGAACTCTGCTTCTTTGGGTGTAAGTGAATCTATGAATTTAGTGTTGTAGAAGAAGTGTCTGCCATCTGTACCTGCTGTGGGACACCAGTCATCTGCGTTCACTAGTTTCAATCTAGTTGCGAGGTTACCAAAGAACGGATGCTTCAGTAGTAAGGCGATCCTTGCGGTAACCAATTTGTCTATTATTTTCTGATCGTGATAATCAACCATTACTTAGACTCCATAGCAGTTATGACGTACTTGCCAAACTTCTTATGGAACCTATCAAATGATTTCAACTTGCTAGGATCGAACGGAAGTTTGTAATTCGTTAAGGCAATCTTCGCACCCATAACAACCAACTCTGTCTCAAAGTTGTCCATCATGTAGTTGAAGAACCTGTCCGCTTGTTCATTCCAAGTCTTGTCTTTCTTCTCGTGTGCCTGTTGTAATTCGTAGCACAAAGAAACTGTAAGAGAGTACATCGCTGATATCTCTTTTGTCTTAAGGTCTCGGACCTTACCGCTCAATATATCAGATGGGTTAGGTAACTGACCGCTAATTTTACGATGATTCATAAACTTAACGGCCAGGCCTTCTCCTACGCAACCTGCTACGAGGTCAGTGAGCGTACTTTCTGGCAGGTCATCTGATAGAAGTTGGGATACGAAACTCCATGATCTTGGAGTTGCGAATGATCTAGAACTACCTCTAGGATCAAAATCGTATAAATCTTGTTTGGCGAATGTGCAATAACCCACAACGTCTGCGTGGACGTGTTCGTTAGTTGCCCACTGCATCCAGTCTTCGAAGTCCACTCTTAACTCTATGTGAACGAATCTGTTTGCCAATGGAGCCGGCATTCTGTAAGTGACACCTTTGTCACTGTCTCTGTTACCTGCCGCTACAATTGAAACGCCTTCTGGTAGGTGATACTGTCCTACTCTTCTGTTTAATATAAGTTGATAAGCCGCCGCCTGTACTGCCGGTGCCGCCGAGTTCAACTCGTCCAAGAATACAATAGCATTACTTTTGGGATCAGTTGGCAGTTCTGCCGGACTTGCCCATACCATGTTGTTCTCTTTTGAGTTGTAATATGGAATACCTTTGATGTCTGTTGGTTCCCATAAAGGAAGTCTAATATCAATAACTTCTCTTTTCTCTGAATCTGCAATTTGTTTTACGATATCGGACTTACCAATACCTGGTGCACCCCACATCATTATGGGTCTCTGTAATTTGATACAATGTGTTAGTGCTGACTTGGCCTCGTTTGGTGAGACTGTTCTGTTTTGACTGCCTATTGCCGCCTCTTTGTTTTTGTTTGCTCTTGCCATTTTGTACACTCCTGTTAAAATGTTGTTATAGTATCATTATAGCATGACAAGAGTATACGTCAACCTGGTAATTATGGCTAAAAAGTCGCTATTTTATTGGTTTTTTTGCTCGTCCATTTTGCTCATTGCTCGTGCAAGTCCATATTTTGTGATATCTCCGGCAAATAACATGAGCTGTAATGCCATCTTTTCCATGGTCACTTTGATTTGTTTCTTGTCCACATAGTAAGGACAGTCAACAAACTCATCCAACCAAAGGTATGTTTGGGGTGTGAATATGACTTTTGCTGGAAATTTGATGTCATATGTTTTGATGTCCAGATTCTCCAACATCTCCAGACCCTGTTTGGTGAGACGCAATGATCTAGCCTGGTAACTTTCTCGAACATTCTGCCACCATGTGTAGTAATTGGTCTTGATGCTCTCGTCGTGCGTTGGTTGTTCCAGTAGTTCAAGGAAGGTACGGGTGTATGCAGTCTTGCGATCCATACAATTAATTATCTAGAGAATTTATCGCCGGTTTTTAAAATGTAGACACCAAACTTGTCGGTGTTGTGCTGAGCATTCAATTTCTTGGCTAGGTTTTCCGCATGGCCTGGGTTGGAGAATGACACCTTCTTGTATTTTGGACCTGGATAGTTCGCAACCAAACTTGAAGATTTCAAGTTGATAGGTTTACCATCGTAGAAAACCGCCCAGATGCCCTCTGCCGCCAGGACTTCATCCATCTTATAGGTGGTCTTATTGCTGTGTTGTAACAGCACTGTGGGTTTTGGTCTGCTCATAATTGTAAATCTATACAACTATATTTACCAGAAATTTTATGAAATCTTTTTTAGTTTTGTTATTGCTTTAAATAAGTACATGCCTAATTTTGAGTATGACCAAATAATCGTCACGGGGTGCTCTTTTTCGTGTGGTATGGAAATGAATGATCATTTGTTACCGTCATTTGCTAATCTTAAAGAAAGGCAAATGCACATCTGGAAATGGGCGAAAAGTAGTCTAAAGGTCAAAT